GCGCGCATCAGCCGTTCCTCGACCCAGTCCGGGCCGCGCTTCTTGTCGACTGCCTTGGCGTTTTCGCGCGCCTCGTTGCGTTCGCCGATCTTGCCGATCAGTTCGTCGACCTTGAGGCGGTAGGCTTCCGCCGTCATCTTGCCGGAGGCCTGCAGCCGCTGCATGCGCTTGAGTTCGGCCATAATCACGACGCGCTTCGGTTCCTCCATGCGCGCCAGCGGTCCGTCAGCCATCATGGCGCGCGACTGCTCGCTGCCGATGTCGTGCTGGCGGTCGATGATCGGACGGCCCTTCTCGTCCACCTCGCCCGCATAGTTGCGCCAGAATTCCTTCTGTCCGTCGAACGTCGGCGCGACCAGTTCGCCATCGCTGGTGCGGATCGGGCGGCGCACGCCATCGACTTCGATGGTGCGGGTATCCTTGGGGTCAGTGATGTCGTTGAGCGTGACGCCTTCTTTTTCGGCGTCGGCCATGTGCTTCTCGGCCAACTGGATAAACTTCTTCGGGTCTTCCTTCACCAGTTTGTCGAGGTGCGCGCGCATCGCTTCGGTGCCGACCTTGTCGCTGTGCTGCGCCACCATCTCGTCGCCGATGCGGTCGTACAGTTCCTGCGCGCGCGCCGACTCCGATTTCGCCTTGCCTGCGCGCGGCGCCTTGGTCGTCCCGGTGTCGGCTTCCTTCGGCATCCCGAAGATACGGTTGCCGCGCCCGATGGCACCGGCCTTGGTCAGCGCGTCGCGGATCTGCTGCGGCGTGGCGTCGTTCGGCACCGTGACGTCGGCCCCGGTGTCGTAATCCTGCACGCCGTATTCGCCGATATGCACCACGCCATCGCGCACCGTGATCGGCTCGGCCGAGTTGGGCAGCTTGCCGAGCGAGAGTGACACTTTTTCGGCCGGTACAGGTTCTGCAACAGGTTCCGCCGCTGCCTTACGCTTGGCGATGTTCTCCGCTGCCTTTGCAACGGCTTCGTCCTGGCGCTGGTGCTTGGCGCGCGCTTCGTTGAGGCGCTCGGCTTTCGGCGTTGGTGCAGCCTTTGGTGCCACTTCCGGCACTTTTTTGGCCACTGGCTCCGGCATTTCTCCCACTGGCTGCTTCGTGTCGCCATCGCGCAGCCATGCCTTGAAGTCGTCGATGTGCATTTCAGTGACGGGGCCAACCTTCCAGCCGTCGTCAAAATTCGACTTGTAGGCATCGATCGCAGATTTCTCGTCGGGATAGCCCATCATCACCTTGTGCTCGTCGAATTTCCCGGTCGGCTGGTCGATCTGGTCGACCACGAATACCTTGTCCGATTCCGGCTTCGGGCCGATGTAAGTGTCGACGTGCTCGTCGTCGGCGCCGATGGTGCGCTTGATGTAGCCGTAGTGGTCCGACATTTCATGCGACCAGGCGGTGCCGTCCGGGCTGGTGCCGGAGCGCTCGCTGCCGCGCGGGTTCTCCACCGTGATGTCGAGGCCGTGGACAGTAACGTGTCCTTTTTTGTAATTACCCGCCTCCTTCTGCGCGTCGGTCGGCTCCGGCAGGTCGTTCTGCGGGCTGGTGGCCGCCTCATGCGCGGCGGCGTCAAGCGCGGCGACAGCGGGATCCTTCGGCTTGATCTTGAACTGTTTCGACCCGTGCGGCACGACTTCAAAGCCATTCGCATCGACCTTGTTCTTGTCCATGAACGAGCGCGCGGCGTCGGCACTGGCGAACCGGCGCGTCGCGTACGGGTTGGTTTCCGCCTCGCTCAGTGCAGGTACTGGCTTTTTGGCTGGCTCTGAGCGAACACGATCAGGTTGTACTTGTCCCACAGGTCGGCCGGCATCGGCTCCGTCGACGCCAGGAACATCTGCAGGTCCCGGATATCCTGCACCGTCAGCCGGTTTTGCGCCTGCAGCAGTTCCAGCGCTGCCGCTTCCGTCAGCGGTTCCTTCAGGTAGAACTGCGCCATTGCCGTCTTCCTTCACAGGTTGCAGGACGAATTTGCCGTCCCTGTTGACCACCTCGTGCACCGTCGCCGTCTGCTCGGCCAGGCGCGGTGCCATTTTTACCGCTTCCTCGCGCGTGTCGAACGGGCCGGTCGACGCTGGTTGCTCGGCCAGCTGCGCCGTTTCGTCGGCCGCCTCTTTAGAGCGCGCGTTGATCTCTTTTTGCACCAGGTTGCGCTCGACGATCAGTTCGGGCGTGCGGTTTTCCTTGATCGCGGCCACCGCCGTTTTCAGGCGGCCGCGCAGGTCGTCGATATGCACCGACTCGATCGGCGGGGGTGCGGGCGGCGCCTGCGGGATTTCCGGCGCATCGATCGGGTTGGCATCGTGCGCAGCGGCGGCGCCGTGCAGGGCATCGGTCAGCGGGCCGGCGGGCGCATCGACCGGACGCAGAGCGCGCAGCTGGTCGGCCACCGAGGCACCGCGCGGCAGGGGAGCGGGTTCGGCGGGCGCGGCAGCATGCACGGCGGCAGTCAGCGGGCCAGTGACGGCTTCGGCCGGTGCCGGTGATGGGATAGCTTCCTGCACGGCAGCTGGAGAACCGGCCAGCGCGTGCGCGCCGCGCAGGGCGCCAAAGCCGAGCGCCTGCGCCGCCATGTCCTTCGGGTCGATCCACGGCGCATCGTTCTGCTGGCCGGCCAGCACGTCGGTGCCCTTGTCGAGCGCCGTGTTGGCCGCCGAAAAGCCGACACCCTCGACTGCGGCCTGGCCGATGCCCGCCGCTGCGCCGCCGATCCCGGTCAGCCCCTCGGCGCCGAGTTTATTCGCTACCGCGCCGAGCCCGCGCGTGGCCACCATCGGCATGGCCAGGTTGATGCCGGCCGCTTCCGCTGCGTGGATGACGGCCAGCGTCTGGCTGGCGCCCTTGGCGATCTGTGCGTGATAGGTGTCGCGCGCCGCCGGCAGGGCGAACAGGCCGGCATTGACTGCCAGTTGCGCCATGGCGCCTTCCGGCGCGGCCAGCGCGGGAGCGACGCCACCCACCAGTGAAGCCGCCTTGCCGAGGATGGTGTCTCCCCCCAGTTCCTTCATGCGCGCCTCGACCTGGGCGCGCGCGCCGTCGATGTCCTTGGCGGTGGCATCGTCTCCGATCAATGAGGCGCCGGCCGCCATGGCGCCGGTCAGGCCGCTCAGCGCCCCGCCGGTGATATTCGCGCCGATGGTGGCTGCCGTCGAGGGCGCTACCGTCTGGCTGACCGGGTTGGCCGGCTGCGCGTTGGCCGGCAGCACCTGCGCCAGACCTTCGTTGTCGCCCTGCAGCTTCGCGTTCAGTTTCGCGTTGAACGCCGCTTCCGGGCTGGACATCTGGGCGAACTTGTCCTGCACGCGCGAGGTGGCATTTTTGGTGCGCGCGGCGGCATCGACATCGTACTGCGCCATCGCGTTCTGGATCGCGTCGGGCGTTGCGCGCGGGTTCAGGGCAATGAAATTGGCATAGTAGTCCGGGCGCGACATGGCGGCCGAAAAACGGTTCTGGTTGACCGGCTCTCCCGGTTTCGCAGGACCATCGGCCTCGTCGTCGTCTTCTTCACCAGCAGTACCATTGGCCGGGTACAGCAGGGCGCCGATCTGGCCCGCCTTCGACAGCACCTGGTCGCCGTACGCCGCCGTCTTGTCCTTCCACAATCCCCGGTTCGGCCCGGCGAAGTGTTCTTTTACCGCGTCGGCCATCGATGCGCCGTTGTCCAGCCGTTCGCGCAGCTGCTTGGCGGCGGCGGGGATCGCCTCGTTCGGGTCGAACGGGTTGATGCCGAGCGATTTCGAGGTGGCCGGCATGTAGTTCATGATGCCCTGCGCGCCCGAACTGGTGTTCACCGACAGGGGATTGTAATTGCTCTCCTGGTGCGCCAGCGCCATCAGGACGTTGACCGGCACGTTGAACGCCTTGGCGGAACCTTCGAACACGCCGCGCAGGTCGGGCGGCGGCGCCAGCGCGTCGGGCTTGCCGACCGGCGACTGGACGGCAACCGCTGGGGCGGCAGGAACGGCAACGGCCAGCCCCGGCGTCGCGGCCATCGGCTCCGGCATCTCGGCCGGCTGCGGCACCGCGACGGGCTCGACCGGCGCCGCCGTCTGGTCGGCAAGAGCGTCGAACGACGAGCGCATGAAGGGATTCGGATTCGTCGGCACTGGCAACCTCGGCTATTCAGGATGGTGCGATTCTAACCTTTTCGGGCGCCTTATAGAACCGATATTGCAGGGCCGAAAGTTTCAGCCCTGCAAGTGCGGCATGCTCAGCGGGTGATCATGCTGTTGGTGGCCGGGTCCCATACCGGGATGCCGCCGGTCTTGGCGACGCGCGCGCCGGCTGGTGGCGTGGCGCCCGCTGCCGGGGCGGCCGGTGGTGGCGTGCCGTTGGTGCGGCGCGGGATCTTGACGCCACCGGAGACATCGACGCCGCCCACGCGCATCAGCTGGTCGACCTGGTCCTTCTGCTGCGCCTCGGTCTTCTTGCCGAAGCGCGGGTCTTTCAGCAGTTCGGTGGTGATGATGGCGCGCCGCTCGGTCGGGTCGGTAGTCTTCTTGGTGCCGTCGGCGCCGACCAGCACCGGGATCGAGCCCTGAATATCGTCCTCGCTCATGCCGTACTGGCGCATCGCGGCCACCTGGGCATCCAGTTTGGCCTTGTAGGTCGGGCCCACCGCGCCGACGTCAATCTGTTTCTTCGCTGCGTCCTCGGCGATGCGGTTGGTGCTCTTGACGGCCTCCATCTCCTTGTCCTGGCTGAATTTCTTGTCCTGCAGGACACCTTCGCGCGCGGTGACGGCGGCGGCATTGGCGGCCTGGCGCGCCGCGGTGCGGGCGTCGTTGCGGTTGTCGATCGCCTCTTTCGCCGCCATCGTGTCGGATGCGGCCTGCGCCTTGTAGGTCTGGTCGAACATCGCCTGCGGGCTCAGCGCGGTCAGGCCCTGGTCGATCAGCGCGTGCTTGTCGACGAACTGGCTTTTCTGCTCGCCGGTGGCGTCGTCCTTGTACGTCATGTTGAAGCCGGTCAGGTTGCCATTTTTATCCTTGACGTCTTCGTGGCCGAGGTAGGTCATGCCGTCGTTCAGGTCAGCGTGCATCTTCGCCAGCTGGTCGGCAGCGGCGCCGAAGTTGCCCGCCTGCGCCTGCGAAAACGCCTTGCCCCAGTCGGCCATCTTCTGTTCGCCTTCCTTCGACTTCGCCCACTGGCCCCACGCATCGGCTTTCGCCACGTCGCCCTGGTCCATGTAGATCGCCTGCATTTTAGGCACCAGCGTCTTGCGCATCATCTCGTTGATGTCGGGAGCCTGTTTGGCGGCGTGCGCCTGGGCCGAGGCGAGATCATCGAAACCCTGGTCGCCCACCATGAAGCGCTTGCCGCCGGCGATCGTCACGCCGCCGGTGGCGGGGCCGGCCGGTGCGGGAGAAGCCTGCGGCGTGTCCGACAGCGGCGCATCCGGATCGGCGGTTACGGGCGCCGCGGCGCCCGCCATCGCCGGCGACGCGGCAAGGCTGGTGTTGACCGGCGGCGCGGCCGGGTCGACGCTTGCCTGCGGGTTGGCGGTCAGGTTCTGCATGTCGCCGTTATCCTGCACCTGCGGCGTGCCTGCTGCCTGCATGGCGCGCGCCTCGGCGATGCCCTGGGCGCGCACCTTGGCGACGGCGTCCTCCTTCATCAGGTCGGTGATGCGGTTGCCGATGTCGAGTCCCTGCGAAAAGCCGCTGGCCAGGCTGCCGCCGATATTAAAAGTCATGAATTCACCTCTTGGTTGAAGGCGCCGATGTGAACGGCCACCGCTTGGTTGATCGTGTCGAGCCGGCGCTGCACTTCCAGGTACTGCGGATGGTGATAGCGTTTCAGGTAGGCTGCGTGGCCTTCTTCCCAGTACGCCGAGCAGGTCAGGCAGTCCGGCGCCGAGTCGAGCATTTCGTAGAAGCGCGGGATCGGCGCTCCTTCCGCCTTTAAATACTCCATCACCTCGCGCGAACTCCAGTGCTCGAGCGGGAACAGCAGTTCGGCGCCGTACTCGCGCATGCCGGAGCGGCTCGGCCCTTTCAGTTTGTCGGCGTTCTTCTGGCCGCGAATGATCAGGGTGATGCCGTCAGCCATCATCCGCTTTTGCATCGGCAGCATCATGACGTTGATGCAGCAGGTGTAGCGGTCCTGGATGGCAGGAGCGCGCGCTTCGATGCTCGCCACCAGCCGCCCTACCGGCGTCGCGCTGGCCGGCACGATGTCGGACGGGTAGCCAAAACGCTCGATGTGGCCCGGCTGGTCGCCGGCAATCTCGACGAAGTTGGGAATCCACTGGCGCAGCTTGTCCATCAGCGCCACCGTCTCCGGCATCGCGGCGCCCGTATTGACCCAGTACACCGTGATGCGGTTCAGGAACAGGCGCAGCATGTAGAGAACGGCGATCGAATCTCGCCCGCCCGAGAGCTGCAGCGCGATCCTGTCGTGCCGGTTCAGCGCCTGCATGATCTGGCCGATCGACGTTTTCATGGCGCCCTTACAGGAACAGCGACACGCCGGCGCCGGCGAGCGAACCGATACCGCCCATGGTGGTCGCGTTGTTCTGCGCGCCGATGGCGTTTCGCGCGTTCGCGCCCGAGGTATCGATGCCATACTGGGTGTTCAGGATGCCGCCGGCAGCCGTGTTGGCGCCGATGTTGCCCTGGTAGCCGGCGTTCATCTGGGCGCCGTTGGCGTAGAAATTGCCGTTCGATGACTGGTTGTTGCCCACCGCCGAGTTGCCGGCGCCGGTGCCGATGCCGTAGGCCGCCGCCGCCGATGAGGCGAGGCCATTACCCATGTTGATCGCGTCGCCCTTGAGTGAAATGGCCTGGCTGCGCAGTTGGGCGCGCGCGGCGTTGGCGGCGCCCGCCTCGCCGAGCGCAGTAGCGGTGTCGCCGGCGCGGTTAATGCCGGCAAAGCGCCCCGAGTTCGGATTGATCCCCATGCTCAGCATGTTGCGGTCGGCCGCGCCCTGCTGCGCATCGGCCGACGTCGCAATGCCGGCGCGCGCGGTGGCCGCCGCCGCGTCCTGGTTGGCCTGCGAATCGAAATTGTTGGCGACCTGGGCGTACTGGTCCTGCATCGGCTGGTAGATGCCGGTAGTGCGCGCCCGGTCCTGCTGCGCCCACTGGTTGGCCTGTGCCTGGGTCGCCAGCTGCTGGTCGACGACTTTCCCGGTCAGCGCATCGGTGATGTCCTGGCGTTTCAGGCCTTCGGCGTACTGCTCCTTCGACTGGTCGAGCCACTTGTTGCCCAGTTCGATGTTCGCCGCTGCCGCCTGGCCGATCATCGGGTCCGGCTTTGGCGCCTCGACGGTGGTATCCTTGCCCATTATTTGTTACTCCCTCGGTAGATAACGGCACTCGCCGGCCAGCATGCCCATGATGATCAGATCGTCGTCCGGCAAGCCGTGCGGACAGACGCCCTCCTGCCTGAACCCGATGTGCTCGCAGAAGGAACGCGATCGCTCGTTCTTTTGTGCAATCAGAGCCGTCACGCGCCGCAGTTTTAATTGCAGGAACGGGTAAGCGAACAGCGCTGCCAGGTAGCCGCGGCTGAGCCAGTGCGCCGAACCGTCGCTGGCCACGCTCATGTGGCAGCCGGCTTTCGTAAAATCGTCGAACACGACCACCGCCACCAGTTCGCCCTGCTTTTCCAGCCCGATGCAGTAGGCGTCGCGGCGGAACCGCTCGCAGCCGATCACCCGCGCCGCCCACGGCAGCAGGCGTTCTTCCTGCCCGTAAATCAGTGCCGTGCTCACGCGCCGCCTATGCCTTCGTTCATTGCTGCCCCCGGTCTTGAATTGGCACCATTCTAACGATTTACCTACCGCCCCGCCATCACTGATTGCCTCATAGGAACTTGGCCGTGCCGAGCGCATTCGACACCTGCGCCAGCGCGTCCATCAGCGCCTTGACGTCGGCCTGCAGCGCATTGAAGTCGGCCATGGTGGGCGCGGCCGTCAATTGCGCCGATTTCATGGGCCTGGTCGCCAGCGCAGCCAGTTCGCCGCGGCGCACCGCCGACAGGGGCCGCTTGGCCGCGCCGCGCTCGCCCGTAAAATTCTCGACCTTTTCCTTCATCTGCAAAAAGTCGCTGGAAAACTTGTCCATCCGCTTATCCGATCTGGTTCAGTTCGCGCATCGTCGTCGCCATCGAGATCTGCGACACCTCGGCGGTGCCGGACACCTCGACGTGCCACGAGCGGTTGCGCGGAATCGGTTTCAGGCGCACGGCCACGTTCAGGTCGCTCACCGTGTCGACCAGCACGCCGTCAGCGAAGATGGCGATCGAGGCGTATTTTTCAGGCACTGCCGGCGTCAGCGCGTCGCCGTTGATCACGTACAGGCCGAATGCCGCGCCATTCAGTTCGCCGCCGATCGACGGCTGCGCGAACAGCGCCGCGTTGCCGGTGGCGATCGCCGCGTTGGCCTGGGCAATGTCGTCGAGGTCGTTGGCCGAGAGGCTGTCGTCGCCCTCGACCAGCATGGCGCCGAACGAGGCGGGCGCGGCGAGCACGAATTTCTTGCTTTTCCACGACTGCACTTCCGGCAGCTGGCCGACCGCGTCCCACTCGTAGATGGTCAGGCCCGACAGCATGTAGAGGGCGCTGTCGATCAGCGAGTAATGGCAGGCATCGGCATAGCGAGAGGCGCGCAGGATGAACGGCTGCTCGCCCGTCAGGTCGATGATGAAGGTGCCCATCACCGGCTGGTTGAGGACGTCGACGTACGAATAGCTGGCAAAATAGCGCCCGTCGTACTGGCCGGCGACGTAGGTATCGGGCTGGGTCAGTTGCCAGTCGGTGCGCGCCATAAGGTTCTTGGTGACGACGTCGGCGCCGGCGTTCGACACCATCACGAGGCCGTCGGTGGACGGGTAGGCGACGCCGTAGCCGAGGTCGACGACGCCGCGCGCGTTGATGCACGGCAGGTTGCGTTCGATTTTCTCCTGCACCATCGAGTCGGGTGTGTTGCCATTGACGATATAGGGGCGCCCCTCGGTCATGACGACGAAGGTGGTGCCGAACGAGCCGACGGCGATAATATTGAAATCGACCGTCAGGATGTATTTCTGCGGCCAGGCGTGCGGGCGGTAGGGCTCGCTGAAATACAGGTCCTTGCCGACGAAGCCGGCCAGCATGCCGTTGGCGCCGGCGCACAGTCCCTGCAGGCCATCGGGCGGCGCGTTCCAGTCGGACGACGGCAGCAGTTCGCCAAAGCCATCGGGCGCGACGGTGTCGACAAAATCGGCGGTGCTGGCGGCGCGCTCGGCGATAAAAAACAGGCTGGTGCCAAGCGCACTGTCCTGCGAGCGGTAGATGCGCTCGAGCGTGATGCCGCGCCCTGACGGCGCCGCCGTAAATCCCGACAGCGTCACCGTCAGGCCGGACTGCCAGTTCACCGGCGCCGTTACCGGAGACGGTTCCGATTCCTCGCCGAACGAGGTGACGAAGGTACGCACGTAGAGCCGCTCGGTGACGGGTCCGGTCGGCGTGCCGGAGGTCGTCGCCGTCAGCGCGGTGGCGGGAAACGGCACGGCGAGCGGGTAATTGACGCCGGACACACGCATTTTCGGCACGCCGTCGCCCGTATAGTACAGCCGATCCTGCGCCACCGGGCCGGGACAGGCGTTGACCACCGTGTCCCACGCCAGCCATTCGCTGCCATGCTTATAGATGGTCTTGACGGCGCCGGCGGTGTGGCCGCTGATTGTATAGACGTTCCGCGCCTGGCGTACCGGCACCAGGCCGCCGCTGGTCAGGCGCGTGTTTTCGGCATGCTGGGCGGCGGTCGGCGGCAGCAATCGCGGCTGCTCGCGCGGGATCTCGCCGGAAAATGCGGTCAGTTTCAGGGTCGCCATGCGGTGCCTTTCAGGTAAGCGTCAGGTTCACCGTGCCGGAGCAGGGAAATTGCGCGCCGGTGACGTCGGTGACGATGCACTGCACCGCCTGGCTGAAATTGTCGCCGCTGGCAGCGTAGCGCGAGATGGCGAAACTGGCGGTGACAGTAGCGGCGTTGGCAGCCGTGATGCCGCCGTCGCCCGACAGGTGCGACCATGCATAGGAAAACGGCGCCTTGCCGCCGCTCAGGCTGATCGACACGTTGGCGTGCGCCGTATAGGGGAAGCCGACGTTGCCGGCGGCATTTGCGTTGACCGTCGGGATCGACCCGCTCATCGGGACATACGCGCTCTTGCCGTACAGGCTCGTCAGGCTGATGGGGCCGGAGGGAACCTGCGCCAGCGCGCGCACGTCGCTGTCGCCTAGCGTGATCGGGTAGGCGCGCGACGGGTTTACCGTGCGCAGTTCGGCCATGACGTCGGTCAGGCTGATGGCGCCGGAGGCGGGCAGAGTCATCGCTTGCCCCACAGGCGGCGCAGTGTCGCTTGCTGGATGGCGAAGCCCAGGCCGCCATAGTTCACCGTCAGGTAGCCGTCGACGTCCTCGTATACCGCCTGTGGCACGATGGCGCGGATTTCCTGCGCCGAGCCGCCAATTGACCATTCTCCGCTGTGCTTCCACTGGAACAGGCCGGCCAGCTGCATGTCGGCCAGCGCGTCGAGCTGCGCATCGGTCAAGATCTGCCAGTTTTCCTTGTGGCGCTCGTCGGAAGTCTGCGTCACGACCGCGCCGGAGACGGTGCCGCTGGCCGTGACGTTGCCGTTGCCGTAGTGGACGCTGCCGGTATTGGCCCCGGTCGAACCGTACGACCACATGACGGGCGTGTCGTCGCTGTCGAACCCGATCAGGAAGCGCAGCGTACCGTCGGCCTGGTACATCGGTACCATCAGGCGCTGCGTGCCGTTCGCACTGCCGGCCTTGACGCCGACCGAACCGGTGACGATGCCGCCGCCCACCAGTGCCAGCACGTCGGCGCTGTTTGCCTTTGAGGCAACCGATGCCGTGCTGGCCTTGCCGGCCAGCGCCGCCGTGGTAGCTGCGCCGTCGGCTTTCGACGCCACCGTCGACGCATCGGCCTTGCCGTCGAGCAGGCCGGCCATGCGGTCCAGTTCACCTTGCAGGGCGCCGCCGGTCAGGCGCAGTTCAAAACGGTCGTTGATGGCGAACGCTAGCGCCGTCGTGTTTTCCTGGGCGCGCGCCACCGTCAGCACGTCTCCGCTGCGGCCGGTGACGTTGACGATCTCGATGGCGCCGTCGCTCGCGCGTACCAGCGTGCCGGGGTAGTGCTCGCCGGTATTGACGATGGCGGGGAACTTGGCGCCCTGGCCCGGTACCAGCGTCACCGTCGTGTCGACCGTGCTGACGGTAGCGTTCAGGCGCCCGAGCGCGTTGTTGGTCAGTTTCAGAAGCGAACCCATGGCGATCCTTTAGAAAAATGTCGATTTCGAGCGCGGGTGCGCGCGCTGCTGGCCGGACGAACCCTTGTTCGACAGCACCGTCAGGCGCTGCGAGAAGGCGGCGCCGGCGCCGGATGCCAGTTGCAGGTTGGTCCACTCCTTGCCCGGCAGCGCGAGAATGCGCATCAGGGCGCCGTCGGCGATGGCCTGGCGGTACTGGTCGGCGATAAAGTCGGGCAGCGCCATGGCATCGGCGGCAGGTTTTAGGATCAACCATGCCACCACGCGCCCGGCCGCCAGCGGAGAGACCGCCACCGTGTTCGGATCGAGCTGGGTGAAGTAGGCCGGACAGCCGCGCGCGGCGCCGCTGCGCCAGCCGGGAGTCAATAGGTCCAGTTCCTCGGGCGACTTCGCTTCCAGTTGCTGGTCGTTGTAGGTGACCTGCTCGATCTCGTGGATCACCGCGCCGGCGGGCGCGCGCACGTCGCCCGGGTAGATGCCGTTGACGTTATAGGTATCAAAACTGCGCCACGAGCGGGTGCGCTCGCAGAACGTGATCGCCGCCTCGCGGATCCACTCGTAGGCGACCGGGTCGCCCACGCCGGGGGCAAACTGGTGGATCTTGGGCAGGAACAGGTCGAGCGACTTCATGCGGCCGCCGCGGCGCTGGCGTCGGACAGGCCGAGCGAGGATTTGAAGGCCTGGTAGAACAGGCTGCCCACCTGCGCGTTGGCGAACTCGCTGTCCTTGAGGTTGCAGCGGTAGCAGACATAGTTCACCACCGGGCCGATGTATTCGAGGCCGATCGGCAGCACGTCGGTCTCGGCGACAACCTCGGCCGGCAGGACGACGTGCTTGATCTCGATCTTGGTTGACGCCAGCGCAGGCGGGTAGACATAAAATGCCTTGGGCGTGCGCGGATCGTGCATGAAGTGGCGGATCGTGCCCGACTGCGGCAGGCCGTGCCAGTCCGGGTTGGCGTCGTCGAGCGATTTGCGGTCGGTGGTGCGGATCGCGCGTCCTGGCGTGGCGCCGTCGGCGCCGATGTTGCGCGTGACGTCCAAGAGCAGCATCGATCCGTTGGGCAGCGACTGATAGGTGCCGGCGACGAGCGTCATCACGCCGGTGTGGGCGAACGCATCGGGGCGCAGGTGGGCGATCGCGCCCATCGCCTCGTTGATCCAGCGGATAATTTCCGGCACGCCCCAGCGTACGTGTGCGTCGTCGAGCAGCATGTTGCCGGCGCGCGCGACGATGTCGGACACCGGCACGCTCGGCAGGCCGGTGATGCCGTCGTCAACCGGCTGGTAGTCAATTACGATAGACATGGCGTTCCCTTGGCGAATTAATAGGCAATAAAAGTGTTCGACCCGGTGCAGATGAATTTCAGCGAATTGCCGGGCGCGATGGCGTTACTGGTATTGGCCACCGTGAACGACTGGCTTCCCTTGTTGAGCACGACGATTTCCTGGCCGATGCCCCACGGCCGCAAGGTCGAAAAGGTCAATGTCAGCGATGCCGTCGTCGGCGACCAGATCACCAGACGGCAGGCGTTGTAGGCCGCCACCGACTGGTTGCTGTTGGCCGCGCCCAGGTTGAGCAGCGGCGCAAGGTCGGCGCACTGGCTTGTCTCGTCAGCAAGAAAATACTTGTAGTCGACGTTCGTTGCCTTGTTGACGCCGTAGGTGTTGTTCTGCGTGGCCACGTGCAAGGTCAGGTCGGCGCTGTTCTCGACGATGCCGAATCGCTGGGTGCTGCCGGCCGGATTGCCGGCCAAGGTATTCATGGCGAACAGGGAATTCTGCACGCCCAGTTCGTTGATGCCCGAGAGCGTGAAGTTGCGAAAGGTGTTGCCGCCGACGTCGGCCTGCTCGAGGTTCAGCAGTTCGAGCCCATAGCTGCCGCAGCCGCTGGCGTAGCCGGTAAAACTGGCCAGCTCGGCGACGTTGTCGCGCACCTTGACGCCGATGCCGATCGCGCCCGTCACGTGGCCGGAGCCGTCGAGCGGCATGTCCTGGTGCACCACGAACCCGAACCCGTTGCCCACCGTCATGCGCCCGACTCCATAGGCCTTGTTGCCACACATCGACAGGTTGCGGATCTGCGACTGGTAGCCGCTCCACACCGCGCCCTGCATCTGGATGGCCGCATTGACCTCGATATTGCCGACCACATAGATCAGGTTGCGGTCCACTTCCATTGCCTCAAGGTTGCGCTGGAAGATGACGTCCTGCGCCAGGATGCCGAATTTGGACGGGTTGTTCGCCGTGCCGCGTCCCGAATACAGGAAGATGCGGTTGTCGTTGCACTTGGCGTTGTACGGATTGCGCAGCTGGATGCCCTCGCGCACGATGTTCTCGGTGGCGCTGAAATATCCCCCTTCGAGCTTCAATCCTGCCGTGCCTTCGCCGCCTTCCGCGTCCGACGCCGGCCAAAGGGTGACGCCGTGGATGTCGTAGTACTCGCAGTCGTTGGAAAAATAGCCGGCGTGATCGTACTGGCCGGTGACGCTGCCGCCCCAGACCTTGATGTGGCGCGCCTTGTTGCTTGTCGAACCGTGGAAATCGTCGAACACGTAGTCGGTAGACGGGTAGGCGCCGACCACGATGCCCTCGGCAAAGCCGCGCAGGTGCGGCGTGTCGATGTTGACGTAGGCGCTCGAGTAGATGCGGATCAGGTGGTTGTTGCTGGTGCCCGCCCAGGTGGCGACCGGCTGCGAGTTCTCCACCTGCGGCTTGATGATATCGACGCCCACCGCCTTGTAGACGACAATGCCCATCTTGCCCGGCTCGAACACTTTCAGGCTATCGAGCGTGCAGTTGATCGCGCTGGTGCGCCCGCTGCCGTCGATGTACACAAGGCCCGGCGAAACCGCGCCGGCCGAGGAGGTGTCGAACGTGCCCGGACCGCGGACGGTGAACTGCGACAGTTTGACGCCCTGGCCCGTCACGCGCAGGCCGTTATGGGCGATCGACGTAAAGCTGATGGTGCCGGTGCCGGCGATGGTGATGTTGTCGACGCCGACCGTCAGGCCATCGGCGGCCGAGTTGTCGACCGTGTAGGCGCCGTTCAGCACCAGCGTCTTGCCGGCGGCGGCGGCGATCGCCAGCTGCAGCGAGGCATACTGCTCGGGATAGACGTAACCGGCCGCCGCGATGACGGAGACGCCGGGCGTGTCGAGGATGATCTCGCCGGGAATGTCGATGCTGGAAGCGCCGATGGTGACGCGGCGCCGGTAGACGCCGCTCGCCGCGCGAAACGTAAAGCCGCCCAGCGGGTCGGTAGTGACCGGGTTGCCGATTGGCGTCACGCCATCGTTGTCGAACAGGCTGGCCAGCGTGCCGTCCTGCTTGAGGATGCTGACGCGCGCACCGGGCACCACGTTGCCCTTCGGATCGGTGACGACGTCAGCATATTGTTGCATTGACTACTCCATGGTGATGCTGCTTTATGCGTCGGCCAGCTGCTCTTTGATCTTGTCGACCGTCCAGCGGTAGTGCGGCGCCTTGCCGAATTTCGTCTTGAATTTTTCGCGCGCCGCGACCAGCGCCGGGTCGGCCTGCTCGGCCTGTTCGCCTGGCGTCGGTACCCCGGCATCGGCCAGCTTGTCGAGTTCTTCGTCGATCAGGTCGGCGCGCATGTCGTCGGAGATATCCTGCCAGCTGGTGGCATCGAAACCGTTGGCGTTCTGCGCGAGCACGATGATGTCGTCGAGCGCGTAGGTCACGCCGTGAATGTCGAAGCTGGCCGGGTGGATCGCGGTCTCGATGGCGATCGCCTCGTTGCTGACAGGACCCGGCTTGACGGCGACGAACGGCGGCTTGCCGACGATGGTTACGGGAGCGGGCGCGCCGGTTGCCTTGCCGCGGTACAGTTTATAGGCCTCGGGGATGCCGAGCAGCCGGTCCTGGTGCTGCTCGTCGGCCACGGCGGCGACGTGGGCGCCGTCAGACAGGGGCTTGAAATGGTATTCGGTGTTGCCGATCTCGATCTTCGATCCGCCGGGGCGGCGCAGCCTGCATTCGATATCCATGTTTTCTCTCCATTGGATGGTGGTGAAATGCGAAAAATGCGAAAAACGCGCAGGTCAGGGCGAACCCCGGCGCTGCGCGTTGTCTGCCGCCCTTAGAACTGGGTGGTCTGGTCGCTCGGATGGATGAACACGCGCAGGCGGATGCGGCCGGCCGCGGCAGTAGCCGAGCCGGTGGCGAACTTGACGCCGATCGAGCGGTCCGCCTGGGTCGACAGGATCTTGAATGCCGATGCCAGCGTCGGGCGGGCGATGCCGCCGGCCTGGGCCGTGTTCGCGGCGGCGAAGATTTCCGCGCCGCAGGTACGCACCGAGACGGCGTCACCGGGCGTGCCGGACATGATGCCGACGTCGAGGGCGATGGTCGGCGTGCCGTTCGAGTCGAGGTCGTCGGCGATCAGGATCGCGTCCGAGACGGTATGGTACGCCGGCAGCACGCCGATGTCGATGACGTCGCCGGCATTGATCTGGGCGGCGGTCAGGTCCATGTAAAAATCGTTGACGGCGATGTCGCCGGCGCCGTCAGCGACGATCGTCGCCAGCTGGTTTTTTGCGAACTTCGAGAGGATGGTGGCCATCTTTATTGCTCCTGAGATTGAGGGAAAAAGCCGTTCGTCTGCAACTGGCCCGGTTGTGACGCCGGGCCTGTCACATTACGAGTTCGGATCCTTCGCTGCGGTGTCGATGGCGATCACGCCGAAGTCCGCGTTGTTGAAGCGGGTCTTTTTCATGCCGGCGATGAAGCCCGAAGCGATCACCGGCTTGTTGCCGTGATCTTTCAGTTCTTCGGACCAGGAAAAACGCATGCCGCCGGCGGTGCCGTAGGCGATGACGCCCGCCTGGCGGCCGAGGAACAGCGCGCGCGCTGCCGGCACGTTGGCACCGGCGCCGTAGTCGCCGAAGCGGATCGCGCTGCGGTGCTGCTGCAGCACGGTGCCGCCGATCATGCCGAGGCCGCCGCGGAAGATCGGGTTGGCCCGGCCTTCGTTGGTGACCGCCGCCTTCTGGATGTCCATCCAGCCGGTGGTGTCGGCGTTGCGCATGTCGTACGCCTGGTCGGGCGTCATCACGCACACGTACTGGTCTTCCGAACCGTTGCGCACGGCGACCATGTTGGCGACGTCAGGGTTGCGCGCCTGCATCATCGATGCCATGTTGTTCGCCTTCTCGATGACAGATTTCGTCATCTTGTCGGTGGCGGCCAGCGAGGCCTTCGAGGTGGCGACGCCGCCGTACAGCAGGTGGCCGGTGTCGGGCGCCTGGAACGAGTTGCCGGCAAAGCCGTTGTAGGCCGGGTCGGACTCGATGAAGTCCTGGTTGATGCCGCGCGCGCCGGACAGGTACATGAAGAACAGCTCGTCGATCAGGCGCGAGAAGTAATCCGCGAGGCGGGCCTTGCCGACAGCACGCAGGTCGTGGGCGACGCGCTTGCGCGTCATCTTGCCGCCGGCCGAGACACCGTGACGGACCTGGTCGATGACCACTTCGTCGGTGTAGAATTTCAGGCTTTCTTCCTTGCCGGCCAGGTCGGCGTCGCCGTAGGTCGGCTTGTTGCGCATCTGCACGCACAGGTCGAACGAGACGCGGTCGCCCGAGGCAGACTCGAGCTCGGTGCGGCGCTGGATGATGTGGTTGTCCGAGGTGCCGATCAGGCGGTCCTCGAACCAGGATTTCTTGGCAGCGTCAACGGCGAGCTCGGCTCCCCATTTTTTCTGCGTCATCGGATTGGTGGTGCCGAAGATGGTGGTAGTCATGCGGAAGTGCTCCTATGAAGGATTGAATGAATATTCAGCACTTCCTGCGCGAATGGCGCGATTATTTCAGTTTCGGTTCGCCTTTGCAACCATTTTGTTACGGGGAAAGATTTTCAGGTCAGAACGGCTTGTGCGCGATGCCGCCCGAGGCGATCGCCGCCACGGAGGCCGGGTGCGCGACGCGCGCCACCTGCACCGACTTGTCGGCCACGATCGACAGCCGCGCGACCTGGCCCGACTTGGCCTCGAGGGTGACGACGACGTCGCCGATGGTCAAGGCCTCGCCGGGTTTGAGTTCCATCTTCAAGGTGGCCAAGTCGGGTTCTCCGGGTAGTGATTGAAATTACGCGCGCATATAGGCTTCGTGGTCGGCCGGCGACAGCTTGGACAGCGCCGCCTCGTAACCCTCGACGTCGCCCGACATGGCCAGGCGGTTCAGGGCATCGAAGCGCCCGCCGGTGGCGTCCGTCACGTCGGCGGCCGGCAGCGCGCCCACGTTCGGCGGCAGTTGCGGCTGCGGCGCCGGCAGTTTGGCTTCCGCTTTCGTGGCTGGCGCTGTGGCCGGGGCCGTGATCGGGTTGCCCAGTTCGGCCTGCAGCATGTTGTGCGCCTTCACCAGCACCTGGTCGCCCGTCAGCTTCATATTTCTCGGCATCATCGCTACCGCCTTGACGGTGTCATTGAACTGCTCGAACAGGGCCGGGTCGTTATATTGCTTGTTGGCGTCGAAAAAGCTGGCGCACTGGCGGTCCCACTCGTTCTGCCGGCGCTGCACTTCGAGCTTAGCGGCCAGGTCGGCGTTGTTGACCAGCGTCTCGATGCCGCGCTCGGCCTTGTTGAAGGCATCGAGCTGCTTGTTGAACTCGGCGCCGGTCAAGTCGCCCGCGTCGAACTTCTCGGCCAGCGCATCCTTGTCGGCGGCGATCTTTTTCAGCTGCTCGTCGGCGTCGGCCGGCGCCTGGATCACCAGCAGCGGGGCAGATGGGGGAGCGACCGGCGCTACAGCGGCTGGGTCGGGTGCCTTCTCTGCTGCCGGTTCGGCGACAGGCTGAGCTGGTTCAGCGGCCGGATCAGCCTTCGGGTCAGCTGCTGCGGCATCTGCGGCTGGCTTGTCTGCAGGCTTGCCGTCAGCGGCGACAGGCACAGCAGGATCCACGACAGGGGGCGCACCAGCGCCTTCATCGGCAAGTCGTTGCGCGGCGGCTTGGGCATCTGCATCTCCTGCATGGGGGTCGGCATTTTCATCGTAGTTCAGGACGGCCAGTTCTTCGGCGGTCAGGAACGCATTCGGTGCGGCTGGCGCGTCAGGTGCGGCTGCTTGGGTCGTGCTCATCGTCAAACTCCTGTCTGTTGTGGTTGTTGGTTATTTTAGTAACGTTGCCGTGCGCCCCGGCATGATGTTCGCGTTGAGGTGCTTGCCTACCGATTTCGCGCTGCGCAAGGCGTCGAACTGCTGCGCCGTCACGTTCGGGTAGACGTACGTCTTGCCACTAGTGAAGGTAACGTGCAAGGCGTCGCCATGGTGGCCGATCGCTTTCACGCTCGACGAACCGGAGACATGCTGCATGGCCATCTTGTGGGCGGCCATCGTCATGCTCCTGCCGGCGGGGCGGTTGGACCTGCCGGCATCGGTGCGGAAGGTGCTGGAAGCGCTGGCGGCGTGGCTTGTGCCGGTGCAACCTGCGGCGCGCCGAACCCGGGGCGCGGCGTGACACCGGCGGCGGCCATCGGCGCGGCCGTCAGGTTCGTTGGCGCGCCAGGCCCGCTCCATCCGCCCTGCTGCAACAGCCCATCGGCCACTTTTGCGATCGTCGGCATCTGGATCACCAGCGTGGCCGCTTCCATGGCGAGGTTGGCGCCCGTCATGTTGGCCGCCACCGTCTGCGCGTTGACCAGCGCGGCGCCGGCGTCGGCGTGCTTGGCCTTGGCCGCCAGCAGTTGCTGTTCCGACTGCAGCTTGCCGACCTTGGCCTGCTGCTCGTCCAGTTGCAGCTGCTGCGCCTGCTGGTTCATCTGGTCCTGCTGCGCCTTGGCGGCGGCGGCCTGCTGTTCTTCCGGCGTCGGCTCGGCCTGGTTCGGGTCCGATTGGCCGTTCAGCGCGCGGATCCGTTTTACTATTTCATCGCGGTTCTCCACATCCATCGAATCCACCACCAGGTCGAGCATGACCAGCGCCACCTGCGGCGGCATCTTGTTCATCATCTCGACCAGTTGATCGTTGGCGGCCTGGCGCATCGTCGCGCGCCAGTCGGCTTCCGAGATCACGAAGTCGGCCTTCGAGCGCGTGATGTCGTTTTCCGGCAGGCCGTCGTTCATGGTGATAAAACTCGGGCGGCCATGGATGCCGGTGATCCGAAATTCCTTCTGCTCGGTGACGAACTGCTCGATCAGGCTCAGGGCGATCTCGCCGTCGAGCTGCACGCCCAGGCGCAGGTTGTCGAACAGTTTAGCCGTCGACATCGAGCCCTGGTCCTGGCGCGCGAGGATGGCTTTGCCGGAAGTCGCATTGGTGTGGCGCCCCATCTGCTCGTCGGTCACGCCGCCGACCTGCTGCACCATGCCGATATTGCGGGTCATCAGTTCGAGGTGGGCCGGCGCGAGGTCGCGGTCGACGTCCATCTTGATCTCTTTGCCGGTCCGTTTCAGGATGATCGCGTTCGGCTTGGCCACCTCGTCGGCATAGTCGTCCAGCGTCCAGCCCTCGGCCAGCGCGTCCTCGTCCATGATGGTCTTGTTGCTCGACAGGATCGCCAGCGCCTTCGAAGCGCGCTTGTTGATGTCGTCCTGAATGCTGCGCAGCTGGCGGATCATGCCGTACGGCAGGCCGTTGTCGTCGCGCTTGTAGCCCCACACCGGCGTGAACGGGAAGCGGTTATGTTTATAGGGGCTCTCGCCGTCGTACAGCAGCGCGGTAGTGGTGAGCACGGCGACGCGCACGCGCATGCCGAGCTTGCGGTTGATCCGCGCGCGGCCGCTGGCCACTTCCGCCTTGTGGTTCTCGTTGCTGTCGTCGTAGATCTCGTTGTTGAACATACCGCCAGACAGCTTCTCCATCATCTGCGGCATGCGATACCACGCCTCGATCAGGCGCACGCGCTTGCGACGGTGCAGCTTGTTGGCCGACGTACCGATGGTGTTGTCGCGCTCGTATTCGGCCTGGTCCATGGCGATGTCGCCGTCGAGCAGGTCGTAACTGCCGGCCGCGTTGGCGCCTGTACAACTCTGTTCGATGACATCCTTGCGGTCCGGGAACAGTGCCGCGGCGATGTCGTAGTCGACCCAGCGTGAACGGAACTGGTAGCGCTGACCCTTGCCGTCGATGCTCTGGTCGGCCGAGTCCCACAGCATGTTTCGCCACGACTCGGTGCGCATGTAGATCATTTCCTCGTCGTCGGCGTCCTGCGCGCCGCGCTCGATCCAGCCGATGCCGACCTTGATCGTGTCCTCGAAGGCGCGCGAGCGGTGGAACGGGTCGCGGTTGACGTCGGCCAGGTATTTTAAAAATTTGGTCTTGCACTCGGCCGGCTTGGCATCGTCGGCGTTCCGCGGCAGAATCTTGAAATCGGTGCGGCCGCGCTTTTCCGAGCCGATCACCCAGTTGCAGGTGGTGGCGATGACGTTGTAGACGATCGGCGTCTGGCCGCGCTCGTTCAGAATCTGGATCTCTTCGTCGGTCCACTGGTCGCCATCGTAGTAGGCGGCGTCGAGCGCCTGCTGGCAGCGGTTCGGGCCCTGGCGCTCGAGTTCCTGGCGGTAGTACGACAGCAGCATGGTCCAGCGCTCGATGGCCGGCTGCTGGTCGAGCGGGTTCAAGTCATCGCCGGTGTCGACGCCGGGGTTCTCGCCACCATTGTTCAGTTGCCGCTCGAGCGGGGAATTTGGTTTGACTTCGCTGGTGCTTGGATCGTTGATGTCGAACACAGAGATTCCCCGTCGGTGGTTTTAAACTTGGCGCGTCGCCACGTGGTCGAACAACTGGATGATGCCGCCGCCCGTGTCGGCTTGCGCCTCACCGACCAGCACGCGCGACGTCGGCGACAGCGGCATGCTCAACAGGTCTTCCAGGTGGTCATGGATCAGCGTGGCCAGCGTGTTGCAAGACGACATCGAATCGGCCATGCCGAGGTTTTCGAGGAAGATTCTTGCTGACCGAACACAATATTTCGGGTCATCATACTTGAACGCCGCTGACAATGCCACAACGCAAGGTTTGAAACCGCTCCGGCGGTATCGTGGGACAACCACCAGGGCCGGCTCGTCCGCTTCCTGCTCGTCGTTGTGGACCCAGGTGCCGAACGCCACGAACTCGCCAATCGGGCGCATGAAGTGGTGGCGCGACAGGTCGATCATCGGGGCGGTCATTTGGCGACCTCGAACTGCTCTTGGAACGTATGCTCGTACATCACGGCCAGCGCGCCCGTTTCATCGCGCACCAGGTAGTCTCGGTGTTTCAGGCTATATTCCTTGCCATCGTTCGCGGTGAAAATGAGTACTGGCGAAGACATCGAGTCCGACATCTGCGTCCACTTTCGATAATTGCCCATCACTTCGCACAGCTCCTGCACCGATTCGCTCGTGCTTTTGAACTGCGCGGCGTGGAACTTCGGAACACGCTTCTGATAAATTTTCATGGTTTCTCTCCTGTGGTTGTTATTTCGCTGTCATCAGCCCCGCCACGACGAGCGCGACGAGGTAAAGGCTGCCGAGGATGGCGCTGACAAGGCACCAGGCGGTGTGTTCGTCCATCTAGATCGTCCTCCAGTTGTTCCTGGCGCGCTGGCGCGGCGGGGCGTGCGACGCTCCATAGGTCAGACTCTGCGCCCATTGCCGCAGCGCATCGGCCGCCTCACTGTGTCCATCGAGTTTTTCAGGCTCGTCCGTGAAGGTCGCCGTGCGCGTGTTCCATTTCTTTTTATACAATTCGATGTGGGCAATGCCTTCCTTGCAACCTTCCTGATCGAACAGGCACAGCGCAAAGTTGTCGCGCACCGCGGTGATGCCGTGCTGCAGTTCGGCGATGCGCGGCACGATCTCGACATTGCGCAGCCCCAGTTTTTCTAGCTGGTCCTTGGGCGACAGGTTCGATTCCATGCCCTGGCGCACGTGAGCGCCATCGTGCGGCAGGTAATGACGACCCCATACCCATCCGGTTTTCTGCATCTCGGTGACGAAATAGCTGTAGCTCTCGCCCCATCCCTCGATGAACTTAATGAAGTGGTGGCGCAGTCCGACCTTCTGGTGAAACCAGACCGCCGTGCCGTCGCCGCTGCCAATATCCCAATAGGTGTTCACCGGCAAGCCAGCCATGTGCGGCACATCGGTGAAGCGGCCATCTTTCTGTGCCTTGGCGATCTGCACTGGATACCAGGTGCCGGCGGTCGACTGCTGGAACGCCTCGGCCGGCGTGCTCGGGTACTCCTGGAACATGCGCTCGTCCATGCCGCCGAGGTTTTCGTCGCGCGTACCAATCCACCATGCGCGCTGAGAAGCATCGATGGTCTTGCCCAGCTTGGCCTCGAGAATGTCGAAGTATTCGTGCTCCTTCGCGCTGATGACGACGCCGGCCGGGTCCATCCGGTAGCCATCCTCGTCATGCCACGGGAAGAAATGGAAGCGGAACTGCATCGGCGACAGCTTGGCGCCTTCATTGTGCAGCGCCTCGGCGCGCATCGACTTCTTGTAAAAGTCGCCGTCGCGCCCTTCGGACGTCGATTCGATGAAGATCATGCCGGAGTCGGGCACGGCCGGGAACGAGCCGGTGATGATTTCCTCGGCCCGATCCGGGAACTTGGCGCAGATCTTGCCGTACTCGGACACATGCAGGTAGTGAATGGTGTCGCCGCGCATCGATGTGCCGACCGAGATAGTCGAGCCGTTTTTCAGGCTCAGCTCGTGCACGCTGTTCGACGTCGTCGGGTTGGCCTCGCGCAGCACCTGCGGCAGCCGGTCATAGGCAAACTTGATCTTCTTGAAAATCTTCTTGGCCGCGTCATCCGTGTGGGCGATCACGCCGATGTTCAGGTTGGGCGTGAACATGGCATAGTCGAGGAAGAGGATCTGGATCAGCGTGGTGAAGCCCAACTGCCGGGCCTTGAGGATCAGATTTTTGAACCAGAGCCGGTCGAGCAGGCGCCGCTGCGCGCGGTTTGGCTTGAACTTGACCACCACGCCGTCAGAATCCTCGTCGTCTTCCTCGCTGGCAGTTTTAGTCTTGATAAAATATAAATTGCATAGCCGCCACATCGGATCGGCCAACGCTGCCGGCAATTGCTCCGGCGTCAGTTCCTCGATCGGCAGGAATGCAACGGCCTGGCTCATGCGACTGGTTTAAAGTTCTTGCCGGCCAGTTGCCCCAGAAGCAGCGCCATCGGGTCTTCCGGCTCGGTATGCACGCGCAGCTTGTCGTTGAGCATGCCAGCGTGGCGCATCAGTAGCTGCATCGAGCCCTGCTTGTCGTGCATCTTGATCTCGAGTCCGTCCTTGGTCTGCTTGACGCCGGCGTACATCGAGCGCGCAGCTGGCGGCAGATCCCGCGTGTCCTTCACGAACACGCTGCCGACGCCCTGGCCGAAGCACTCGGCGCAGTCTGGATGCGGCGGCCGGCGGATGTCGTAGCCGATGCCGCCTGCCTCGTCGAACGGTCCGATCGGCGGGCTGTTGGCATCTTCACGCGCGTCCAGGATGTCTTTCTGGTGCTGGATGCGCGCGCGCTCCATCTCGCCAACGGTGCGTTGGTACAGAAAGTCTTCGCCCCAGCAGTAGCGGCAGCAGGTACGGCGATACTCGACCAGGTCGTTCGCGTCGGCCGTCACCACATTCCACAGTTCCTGCACGATGCGGTCCTGGTCCAACTCGACCCGTTTCAGGCGATCTTTCTGGCGTTCGGCGATGGCAGCGGCAATCTCAGGTTTGTTCAGGATTTCATGCCCGACGCTACCAGCGGTTTTCTGGCTGTAGCCGGCGCGGATCGCTGCCTGTGTTGCGTTCATGTCAACGATGTACTCGTCGACGAAAGCGCGCTGGCGTGCGTTCAGGGTGTCGTAACCGCGCGATTCAGGCGTATTTGCGGCCGATTTAACACTTTCGCGGTGTTTCTTCGCGTTTTCCCGGTCTTTTTGAATGTCTTTGGCAACATTGTGAACTTTTGCCGCCTTTTTCTGGACCTTCTGCCCCTTCACGTTGGCCAGCTTCCCCTGCAGCGCCTGGTCAATCTTCGCCGCTACCTTGTCGGCTTCGGTCTGTGCTGGTGTGCTTGTCCCTGCCTTGGCCGTTCGGGCCTTGGCGGGCGGTTTGCGGGGCGTTGCGGCGGCTTTCGCCATGGTGGTGCTCCATCGGTTCTGAATTTGTCCCGATGGTAGCACAATCGTGTTTGCGGGGAAATATTTGATTGGCTCGCAATGAAAAAAGCCCGCGCTCGGCGGGCCTTCTTGACTCTGTGGCGCGGTGTTACTGGTTGAACAGGGCGCGCATCTGGGCGATCAGCGGCGAGATGTTGGCCTTGATCGCATCGAGCCCGGCGCGCAGCGAATCCTCGACGCCGTCCTCGACACTCGCCAATTCCGCTTCGATCTGGTCGAGCAGGGACAGGTGGGGTGCGATCGCGGCCAGCTTGGCCTCGTCGCTCGTCAGTTGCGCATTGGCGGTGGCCAGCGCGGCAGCTGCTGCATCGACGGCGGCCTGGTCGGCGGCGATTTGGTCTTGAATCGACATGGGGTTTCTCCTGGTGTTGGGTGGTTGGGCGGGAAGGCTTTGATGATAATCCGATTTATTCCTTGGCGCAACAAAAACGGGCACCGCCAGATGGGTGCCCGTTCGCGTGCTGCTTGCCGTGGTATGCGGTTAGATTTGGAGCGCGCGGATGGTAGCGGCCACCTCGTTCGACAGTTGCACCAACTGGTCACGGCGCGAGTCGATGCGATAGCACAGCGGAACCTTGACAGGCTCTGGGTGGTTGTCCTTTTGGGCCACCATAGCGATGTCGCCGGTGGCCTGGTACAGCCGGCGCAGCAGCGCTTGCACCATTTCGATGTGGTAGTCGACCGCCTCGCCCAGTGCGTTGATCGAGTCATCAATCTGCAATGTCTCGGTCAGCGGAGCGCCAAGGTCTTGCTGGACGCGGTTGTAGGCTTGAGCCTGTGGCGTGAGTGCCGCTCCTTCGGCTGCAGTTGCGTTTGAAGGAGCGATGAAATTGACGCCGCCGTGTTTGAAAGTTCCTGCCATGTGATTCTCCTGTGAAAGTGCGGTCGGTTGATTGGCCGGCGCCTTCACAGGCTTGCGGGAAACTGGCGGAAATAATGGGACTTGAACCCATGGCCTCTCGCGTGACAGGCGAGCGCTCTAACCATCTGAGCTATATCTCCGGGGTGGACCGCTTACGCCGGTCCCTGCGTAAAACAGCGTAAGGAGCCGGACGTTACCCCAGCGATGTGTTCCCAGTCTGGGCCGTACTGCGCCTTTCAGGTCTGAGCGGTCACCTACCTACCTTTACCGTGACAATTTTCTACGTTGACGCCCGGTATCGCGTCGTTGCGTGTCTCCGATTCTCCACGCCGTCCTTACGCTTTGCTGCTGTGGTGGCCGGCGCTGATCTCCGGCTTTGCTCGCCGCCCAACCGACTCCCCCATCAACGCCCAGCGCTGGACTCAGGATCAATGTCGGCTCCGAGTGTTCCTGAGAGCTTCCAACGCGGCCAATTACTTAGCGCATCAGCCTGCGCATTCTCCACGGTTCGATTGTCGCCCAATTAAAGCTTCGCCGCAAGCGCTTTCCGCAGTTCCGCGTTCTCTGCCTTCATCGCCTCCAATACCTGGTAGACGTCGGCGCCCTTGTGGCTGCGCTCGATCCAGGTCAGGATGTACTCCTTGGCCCGGTCCTTGGCGGCCGGCTGCAGGCGCTGGCAGTTGGCGCCGTTCGCGCAGTCGTGCGGCTCAGTCATGTGGCACCTCAAGCGCGCTTATCGGCATCCAGTGCGTCACGACTTGGCCGAAGAAGTCCATTGGGCCCTCGCCGCCCCATCGGTATGGGCGCAAGTTGTTGCCATCCTCGTCCGCCCATTCGCGGAGTCGCGTGCGCTGCACCTCCGATTGCGGCCGGCCCCGGTAGAACGTCGCCACATGGTACTGCAGCAGGCGCCCGCCGTGGCCGGTGCAGTTCGTGATGTTGGTCTTGATGAGGACGTACTGACCGTGTTCCGGCAAGCGCTCGTTGACGTCTACCCATTGTCGTTGCGCGTTCTGGTCGGCGATCTTGTCCCATGCTTCCATGCAGCTAGTCATGTTCGATTGCTCCTTCCAGTGCTCCGCAGCAGATGCACTTGCGCAGCGGCCGCGGACTGGGGAACATTTCTTTCGCTTCGGCCAAGGTGATCCACTTGACGCGAATAAATTCCGTTACCGTGATGTCCGGATGATTCAGTGCCACATTCTCGATGACTTGGTGCATGCTCTTGCCTTTCTAGTGGTTGCCGGCGCGCTTCAATAGCGGCCAGGATGCGGTAAGCGCGCTCGATGGTGGTGGTCATTTTTCTTTGAGCGCAGCTTCTCGCGCTGTTCTGGTGTCAGCATGACTGATCCTTCGGTGGCGCGATAGTCCACGAGTGGTGAACGGTCGAGTAGCCCGGCACGCGCAGCACATGCCCGGCCTTTTCCAGCGCCTTGAGCCGCCGCAGCACGAATGGCGTCTTGACCGCCCGATACTTCTCGCGCAGCTTGTTCTTCACGACGTAGGTTGGCAGGCTCGGATAGCCGCCCAGCAAGCAGGCAACGATTTCTTCGTCCTTCGGCTGTTCTGGTGTCAGATTCATGGGTTATCCTTTCAGCGGTTTTGTGGTGGCGAGCAGATCATCAACGTCCCCTGGCCGATATCGCTCAAGCTCCACGCTCATTTCTAGATCTTGCGCGCCTCGTCTGGTTGATTCCGCCTTGACTGCCTTGCAGGCGTAGTCAACGGCAGCCTCATAATCCGGCTCGCGGAACCACGCGACGTTGCCGTACCCAATGCTGACCGTCCAAAGCTTCACCCAGCCAGAAGAGCGGATTTTGGCGAGGCGCTTGTTCGCCGCCTCGATCAGCCCCTCGATCTGATCTTCATCGCATCCGGCGACATATTCTTCGTGGCTCATGGTCTTACTTCTCCTTTGGAGTAGGGGTGGGGCGGGAATCGCCGCCGTTGTCGTTCATTGGGTAAAGTTCGCAACTCTCACCGCAACCACCAACATCGAGGTCGAGATTGAATTGGCGCGCCTCGTGTGAGCGCACTTCCTTGACCGGAATGTGTGGAACAAAGCCAAGGGCGCGGGCCTGAGCAAACATATCCTCGGTCGAGCGGTTGCCCCGGAAGAAAACCCGTTTCGCCCCATCTTCGGAGGGCGTCCCGTAGTGCGGTGCACCGTGCCAGCCGTACAACGCTTCCATGCGCCGATTGAATTCGTAGGACTCGGGCTGTTCCGCGATCAGGCGAAAATGCTTCTTGTCTGACTTTTTCCAGCAGGTTTTGCAGTTTCCTTCATGTTCCTCAAGCCCAAGCTGGAACGGCTGATCCTCCCAAAAGTCGCGCACATCCTGTTTGTCACTCGGCCAAAGGTCGATCAGCGGATAGATGATCTTCGCTTTAGCTGCCGCCGCAGGGTTGACGCGCCTGGTTTCATCCATACGGATGCCGATGGCTGTCTGGTAGTCTGTCCAGCCAATCGAGCGCACGTATGAATTCATCGCGTTTAGCTTCAATTCCCGGTTGCACGGCTCAAAATTCTGGTTCGGGATGCCGTACACTTTGATAACTTCCTCGAACGCCTCGCCGTGGCGCGATGCTGTTTCAAAGTTCACGACGCGATGCGTTGATCCCTTCCCAAACTCGGCATGGACCACCGCCTCAACCCAAACTACATTAAGCCCCCATTCCTGATCGCAACGATGTACGAATCGAAGCGTGCGCTCATCTTCCTCGGTTGTATTCGAGAACATAAAAAGCAGATCGTATTTGTCGCTAAGTCGATCCTTGCACAGCTTCGCCATCATGCCGCTGGTCGCGCCTCCGCTAAAACTGACTTTGAGACGCGGCTTGCTCATGCATCACCCGCTGGGGCGCTGGCTTGGGCAATCTCGGCAGCGGCGCGAACGATGGCGCGGCGCGTGGCCTCCTCGATGCTATAGCCCATCGTTGCCGTTTCAGCGGCGCAGAAGCTGGAAAAGTGCTCGCGGCGATACGCCTCGATTCCGAAGCCATCTTCTTGCCACTCCAAGTCGATGCGCAGCTTCACCGCCAGCCGCAGCGCGTCGCCATCGTCTTCCAATGGATTCCACTGGACGCAATGACCGGCAGCGGCATCGCGCCAAATATCGTCGTCGCCCGACGGATCGGACAGGCCGATGGCGCGGGCCGCCAGTTCCAAAAGTTCGCGGTCAGTTTTCACGCTTGTCCCTTTTCGTTGTTTGTATCGGTGGAAGTAGTCTGCTCGACCGGCGCGGCAATTTTCAACGCCTCTTGTGCGCTGGCGAATCGACACCGCGATAAGAATTCATCGTCGCGCGAGCTTGGCATAGGCTCATACTCCCAGTCACCGCCTTTGTTCATGCAACCGCCATTGCGCCGCACCGCCCACAGCGGCGGGCCTTCCATCTGTCTGCATTCCTCGATCTTGATGGCGTCAAACTCCACCGGCCCGATACGGTAGGCGCAAGGAATCAGGCCCGCGCGCAGGGCGGCGGGTTGCCCCTCCTGCTGATTTTCTGGCGGCTGTTCGGAGCCTTCCTGTAGTGCCGGGGCAGCAGCCTCGAACTCGGCCATCAACGCCATTCGCAGCACCCTCCGGTTTGCGGAGTTCGGGATGTTGTGGAAATCGTCCACCAGGCCAAGGATATGCTTGCACTTCGCTATCGCATCGCCTTCGGTCGGTACTGGCAGGATGACTGGTGGAGCAGATGCACGGCCAGCCGCATACGCCTTAATGGCGATTTCGAGATCGTTGCCGGTGAACTCGTCTACGTTGCGGTATTCGCGCTCGGCCCAATCGATTGCAGCGAGGCGGATATTGTCGATGTCGGTCATTGTGCTGGCCCCTTAAAGATTTTTCATGCCACGGAAAGCCTCATCGACACGCGCGCGCCATTCGTTCTTCGGGAACGGATAGGCATAGAGAAACGCGATCAGTTCGCCAGTGCTAAACCCACCCCGGCAGCCGCCCGTAACTAGCGCCTCTTGCGGGGAATAGACATGGGAATACACTTCATAGGCGCGCATCGTTACCACCTGCGGCGCATATCCTTGTTCCCGAGTTCTAGCGGTCTGAACTGGATGGACTGGTGTTTCTGCTGTTGCGTTGGTCATTGTGCTTTCTCCTGGGCGACCGGAAGCATGGCGCGCAAGTCGGCAGCGGCTTCCTCGATTGACGGAATGTATGGGTGGCGCTCGATATCGTCGGGATTCACTTCGTAGCAATACTTCGCGTAGCCCTCAAGATATTCCGCGGCCCGTACGAGCGCCGCATCCCGCACGCTTTCAGGTGCCGGCTCTGGTGCTTGTAGCGGCACCGAGGCAGGCGCTTGCCTTGCAGCGAGAGCGGCGGCAATGCAGGCGCGCACTTGGTCGGCGGAGTAGAGGGCTTCCGACTTGACCGGGTAGCTGGCGCTGTAGTCGCGGCCAGGTTTGCCGAAGGGACTGGCCTTGTAAGGCGAGAGAACAGACCAAGGCGTGTTGCTCTTGATGCCTTCGGTGTTGTCCATTGTATGACGCCATGCAGCGGGCTTCTTCGGCAGCGCCGGCAGCTCGCACCCTTCCGGCTGTCCTGGTGGAAAATTCCAGCCCGGCTCAAACGTGATCCGGCCAGCCTTTACCGCTGCGTCGATTTCAGCTTCTTGCCATGGCGTGGCGCGGGTTGCCTGCTCTGGTTTGGCTGTAACAGCGGGAGGGACGTTCGACAAAATCCTGATTAATGCCCTGTAGGCGCCATCGCGCAGGACGATATCGTTTTCGCCCATCCAGTCGCGCACCTTTATCTCCCATAGGTCGCTCGGTAGTATTTCTTCCTGCTCGGGTGCTGGGATCAATGGCGCGACAGGGTTGGCGACATCGCGTTTGTAGGCTGCGCGAATGCGTTCGTTGTGGGCACGCACGATAGTGTCGATGTCTGAGTAGTACACCGATCCGCCGAGCACATGCCCGTTGTGGTCGAGCAGCAGAACGCGGTCGCTTTCGCACTTGGCGTACCAGAAATACTCGCTGCCTGCTTCTTTTGGTGCAGCTGTGCTCATGTCGATTCCTTCGTAGTGGATGGGGTAGCGGCGAGGCGCTCGGCTTGCCCGATGATGTCGTTGAAGTCCAGGCGAATGAAGTGCGTCCAGTGATCGCTGTCAAATTCCGGCGATACTTCCAGTGGCGAGCCGACGTAGCACTGTGGCGGCTCGCAAAAGCTCGGGAAGGCGAACCATAGAACGTCGTGATAGTCCTCGTGATATTCGTCGGCAGGCCGCAACCGCTCTGCATCGCGCTTGTCCTCGCTCACCGGCTCGACCAAAGTTGCGCGCCCCGCCGCAGCCATGCGGATCGCATCATCTTGAGATTCACCTGCACGCATCAGCGTCTCGGCTACCGGGTCAAGTTGTGGCTCGACCGGGGCTTGGGGTACTGCGCGATCAATTTCAGCCGCTATTTCCTCGTGCGATTTATCGGGAAAAGCGCGCAGCATGTTCTGGTGGAATGCCGAGCGCATCGCGTTCAGTTGCCCCTGCAAGTCGCTAACCGGGGCTTGGGCTACTGGATGGGCGAGAGCGGCAGCAACGCGAGCCAGCAAATCCTCATTCGCATCCGCTTGACAGTAAGCACTGTCGATGACGGTCTGGTACTCTTCGCGCAACTCTTGCAACAGGCTCGCCAGATCGGGCGCTACTGGTGCTGCCGGGGCGACCTCAACCTGCTGCGGCTGGGCGGCACGCCATCCAGTCAACACGGCGTGATCCCAGCAATCTTGCATCGAGGCGAACGGAAAATCTGGCATGAACTTCGGCAATTCGGGCGGGTGGATTCGCTCGCAGCCTGTGGCATCAGGCTGCGGCTGGGTCGGCTGTGCTGGTACTGCTGCCTGAATAGCGGCAGGGGCGAGAGCAGCGCGGTAGCCGTCCGCCCACGCGCGGAATCGCATTTCGATGCTCGATACCTGGAAGCTGCCATCGGCGTTTTTAAGTTGAAGGCCAGCCGCGATTTTCGGCGCGTGCTTTGCTGACTGCAACTGCTCGAATTTCTCGCGCAGTTGCCGGTCTGCGGTGGCCTTAATGGCGGGGGTAGGGGTAGACATGAATTATCCTTATGGTCGGTTGTCGGCGCCGCAGTGCGGGCAGTCGCCGTAGATTTCGATGGCCTTGATGAACTTGCCGCAGCCGCCGCAACTGGCGACTTCCGGCCGCGGCTTTTTCGGCACGATCAGTTCGATCCCGGTACCGGCCAGCGCCTCGTCGCGCTTCACGTACTGCATGTCGACAGCCGGCCGTGTGCGGGCGTCGATGTATTCCTTCGGCCACGGAATATCGCTGTTACGCACCCGGTGTTGCGCGACGGCCTCGGCCTTTGTGTAAACGTGGGCCTTGCGCATGTCGGTAACATAGCCGTTGCCATCAACAGCCCAGAACAGCATGTCATTGCCGACGTAATCGCGGCTGTCCTGCAAGTAGAATTCGTCGGCGCTCATTGCCCTGCTCCTGTGGAGGGATTAGCAGCGAGAGGGGCGACCGGCTTCCATGCGGCGATTTCCTTCGCGGTCATGAAGTAGTAGTTGGTGGACTTGCACAAAGGGCATGCGCTTTGCGTCGCGCATTTGATCGTCGGGTGCTGCACCGATGCGCGCTCGGTCTCATAGCCGCGCCATCCGCATTTCCGCTTGTCGCAGCGAATCGGCGCTGTTCCATAGGCCGGAAAGCTCATCACGAATCTCCTTGGGTTGTGGGGGTAGAGCCTGGAAGGGCGAGGCAGTATTCGAACATAGCCTTTGCTTGATCTGCTGACATCAGGTTTGTACCGATAGGCCACGAGTTAGGGAATCGAGGCTGCACGAATGATATTCCTGCATCAGGCTGGAAATTCGTCGGCAGCTTCCAGCCAAGAAAACGATTGACCATCGACGCGATATCGGGGCTTGGCGCTACTGGTGGGGCAGTTGCAGCTTCCTCGGCCAATTCGGCGTCGATTGCAGCCATTAGGCGTTCAGCCGCCAGCAATTGCTCGGCCTCGGTGCGCAGCGTATCAGCGGCGAGGAACACATCCTTCAACTGCTGGCCCGTTACTTGTTTTCCGTTGTGCGTGAGAATCCACAGCGCAGTGTTCGGGCTGGCTGGTGGGGCAACAGGAGCAGCGGCAAGCGAGCCAATCGAGACGACATCCACTCGCTCGTAGTGTGCGGGACTATGTTCGAACTTGCAGCCAAATTCCGCAGCCAGCCCATGGTTGTCGCCGGTCATCAGTAACGTCCACTTTGTAGGCCGCAGGAAGCTCGGCTGCTCGCTCGGCCCTACTGGTAGCGGCAGGGGAGCAGGAGCATCGGCAATTGCACCAAGTTCCGCAGCGGCCTGCGCCAAATCGTGATCGAACTGGCTTGCGTACCCGTAATCATCCGGCCCGGTCTGCACTGTGTTGGTTGCGCCATCAAGCCAATTTGCGATGTTGCGCACCTTCTCGCGCCAGCCTTGTGGCTCGCCCCGGTCGGCTTGTACTGGCACCGCGAGCGGGGAATCGCCGGAATGTCGGCCGTGCATTTGCAGCATTCTCACCGTCTCGTCCGATGCGCTATCCCGGTCTACCCGCACCGCACCCCCTGCCTGCTGCTGATCCCCTTCGGGGGAGGCTGGAGCGGCGAGGCCAAGCACTGCATCTTGAATCATGGTGCACAGCTTGAGCCTGTTATTCGATATGCGCGCCCATTCGCCGTGGATCTCGACAATCCGCTCCGGCGCCAATTTCTGCACACCTGGCACACCTGGCGCAGCACAAGCGGCAAGCGCGCGGTATGCGGCGATCAGTTCGACGACATCGGCATCACCATCTGCGAGCGCGGCCGCGCGCATTATTTCCAACACACTATCGTTCATGTTCTCTCCGTTTTTAGATTTACAGCCACATCCAGGCCAGTGCGATCAGCAGCACCAGGTAAAAGGTCATTTCAGCGCGCGCGGGGTTCATGCGGCAGCCGCGATGATGGTATCGAGCTCGGCCGCCTTTGCCAGGTAGACGCGGCCGGCGGCGATCAGGCGCGCGTTGCTGGTCTTGCGCAGCGATCGCTCGCAATCGAGCATGGCATTTAGCGCCTCGATCTCGCGCTTTTGCTGCGCGACGATCAGCAGCAGTTCTTCGATCGACTGCGCGCTGCGCTCGAGCATGGCGGCGTTCATGGCTGCGCCAGCGCTTTCGCGCAGTGCCTGGCCCGCTCGAGGCGCGCCTGGATGAATTCTGCCGCGGCGTTGTCGTTGGCGCGCTGCATGGCAATGCCGTCGAGCTGGCGCTGGTAGTGGTCGATGCGGATCGCCAGCGCGGCGCGGCGCAGGGTGCGGATGATCTTATCCATTTTTAGCCTCCACATCGCCGCCCACGCAGGCGTCATCCTCGATCACCGGCGGCAGCTCGGCCACCGTGCGCGCCGGCGCCGCTACTTTTTCCTGGACCGGCACCGTCATCGCTCCCAGCAGCAGCGATACCATCTGCGCCAGCGCCATCATTGCGGCACCTCCATCGCCAGCACCAGCAGGAAGCAGCCCGCCAGCGCCAGCCAGTTGACCATCCGCGAAAACTTGGTTTCCATCGCAGCCTCCATCGTTTGTTTTATTGAGTTCTTATTATCTGCCAGCGGCTAAATAATTGTCAACACATTTTATTCATGATATCGAACCTGTTGCGAATAGCCCTTGATTCCACCCGGATATGCTGCGCTGATTCCGTACATCGCGGGATTCCCACCGTAGGATTCAAGGTACTGGTAGGAGTCAATGTCGAACCAGAATCCGAGCTTGCCTTCAAACTCGCCGTTGCGCTGCTTCTCGATCGCTAAGATGCATGTCGGATCGCCATCATTCTTTTCGAACGCATCTTTGTTCTTCCAGACGATGGCCACGTTATCGACTTGGTCGGTGATCGCGCCGGCGCCCTTGATGTCCATCTTGCCAGGCGACTTGTTTTCGCTCTCACCTTTGCGAACGTGATGGACAAGGTGAACATGCACCTGGTGGTGCATGGCAAACGCGCATAGTTCGCCGACGAAATCCTTCTGGCCGTTGTAATCGTCGTCGCCCTTGACGCATTTCATCAGGCTATCAATAACGAAATGGGTAATTCCAAATTCCTTGACGCAGTAGCGCAGCACCGCCAGCAGCTTGCGCCACTCAATGGCGCCGACATGGTCATACATCCACAGACGCCCGTCCGTCCACTGGTGGAACACGCGGATTTCCTCCTCGGTCGGCTCGCGTGCGCCCCATACCTGACGCGTCATGCGGTGCATAGTGCGCGCCGGCTTCATTTCGAAGCTGGCGATCATCACGCGCTCGGCCTGGTAGCACAGGTCCAGCATCACCTGCGAGTTGAACATCGACTTGCCGTGGCCGTTGATACCCGCCCACAGCGTTACCTCACCAGGGCGAAATGCCATCTTCCCCTTCGCCTTTTCCCACAGCATCGTCGGCGAGCGCGGCGTGGTGCCGGTCGGATAGAACATTTCGATGGTGTCTTTCAGCCAGTCGGAGGCCGGTCGCACATTGTGCGACTCCTGCTCCTTCATGTACTGACTGAAGTCGATCGTGTCTTTAACCAAGTGCATATGGCATCCCGTTGTTGTCGCGTTGATAGGTGCGGCCGGCGATGAAGTCGGCGTTCTGGAAGTCGTGCCACAGCGAAAAGTCGATCTCAAATTTCCATGCCTTGACCGGCTTGCCGATGTCGGAGGCGCGCGGGATCAGGTACACCCTAGCGCCCCACTGCGCGCCAGCATCCCAGAGGCTCAAGTACGACGGATGCTGCAGTGCGATCGCCATCAGCAGTTCCTGCCAGTCCACCTCACCGTTGATATGCACGCACACATCCAGGTCGCGTACCCAGCGCCAGTCGTACTTTTCCTCGGCCTTGGCAAAGACGATCGGGTTTTCGGTAACGACCGGGCCGACCAGCGACACGATGACCATATCGGCAGGCTTCTTACCGGCCATGCGGGCAGCCATGATTGGCTCTGCATTGGTAGCGATATTCATTGCCAGTCCTTTGTAGGTTTTGTTTTTGTAACGCGATTACGGAAATTATCGACATGCGGGCCATCACGGCATATCAGTTCAATATCGTTGTAGACCGTATTACGGTCGTTCTGCCCCATGTGATGCGGTGATGATTTGCACCCATCGACAGCATCGCAAAGATCTTCGATGGTATATCCATCTTTTAGCCGGCCCTTTATTGCCCGCTCCCGCTTCCCTTCCAGCTTATGCGCTTGCGTTCCCATAACACCCTGCCAGTAGGTGAACACCGCCCGAACCGCAACGCCGGCATCACCTCGCGGTTTTGCCACCCGCTCGACAGGTAGTTCAAGATCAAGTACGCCAGCAATAGGCTCGATCTTCGTCCCGCGCCGTTCGTCGGCGGCGGCTGCCGACGGTGGACAGTGGGTTTGATCTTTTTGGTTATTGGTTATTGGTTCTTGGTTAGTAGGCGACGATGATGCGACCGCCATGCGACCAGATGCGACCTTGTATGCGACCGCGATGCGGTCCATGCAGGCGACTAGCGAAGGTTCCGCTTCTGCATCGACTGGAATTTCCTCGCCGCTGCGTGAAGTCTCATAGGCCGCCAGAAGATCAGCTTCTGCATCACCCATCTTGGAAACCATAACCTGGTGCGCCAGATATGCCTGCGCCCCGTATTTGTTGCGCAACTGGTGCAGCCTGCTCTTGATATTCGCAGAGACGCCTACCTTGACCAGCGAAGGGCCGACACGAACAGCGTACAGAACTCCCGGGTTAGGCATATATTCGCCGTTCTGGTAACGAGTCGCGGCGCTTTTCTTACCGTTTGCTTTCGCAGTCACCGACTTCGCGTGATACTCCGCAATGACCCTGTCACAGATTTCGTGATGGTAGCCATCGTCCGCTTTGATGAACTTGAACCTCAAATGGCGCTGCACGATCGCACGCTCGATATCGTCGCGCACGCCAAGCTTTTCGCAAAGCACGTCCAGGTCATCCGAAAGAGGCTTCTCATCGTCATAGTACGAATCCATCATGTCCCGATAGATCCAACGCTCTTGCCGCGTCATGTTGATGGTGCCTGATCGGAAATCCCCGATGTGGAAAGGGTAGAAGTGCATTAGCGTCCGCCGCGGTCATTTTTGAAACGGATTCGATAAAACTCGGCGCGCTCGTGCTCCTGCGTGGCCTTGCGCTTGCGCGCGCGGGCCTCGTCGTTAAGCCGCTTCGCGGCGCCTTGTGCTTGGTTATAGGTGGCGCAGTCGGTAACGACCGTGCGCTGGCCGGCGACCTCGTAGAAGACCAGAAAGCGTCCGGCGTGGTCAGGCCCTGCCACTTGATAGGTGATTTTCACAAAGCACTTTCAGAAGAAGGCGGGGAGTAAGGCCGCCAGGGCGAACGTCCGAGTGGAGGCACAGGCGCAAGCCCATGTCGCTTCTGAAAATGCTTTGGATTGAATCATTTTGCCGCCCACTTGTGGAATCGGATTACAAGCCCGATGTACCAATTATGAGACCGACTGATGAGATCGGTCAACACGAATATTTTTATTTCTGAACCACCGGCGCAATAACCTCACCGGCGGCCACCGAACAGCCCGGACATCAGCGGATCGTTCGACACCTTCGGCATGCGGCAGTCGCTGGCGCGCACGATGTTGACGATGCGCTCGCCCGCGATCTTCTTGCGGGCCGGCTGGGCGGCAACGTTGGGCCCGGCGTACCAGCGCAAGCCCTTGCCTTTTGGTGGCGCCAGAGAGTGCGCGCGCTGCGTCTGCGCCAGGTGTGCCAGGTAGGTGCAGGCAGTCGGGTGCGTCATCCGGCAGGCCGGCCCAATCACGCTCGCCGCCTTGCCAGGGTTCGCCTGCAGGTAGGTCAGCAGGTACTCGATGTGCGCCAGCGCGGTCGGCGTCGAAAAACTGTATTCGGTGCGGTTGCGGTTGGCCGTTCTCATGCCGCTCTCCGGTTTTCGGAAAACCCCACCAGGTTCGATTTCAGGGGCAGCCGCGGCGTCGGCGCCTTCATGCCGGCCAGCTCGCGCAATTTATCGATCGGCCAGCCGGTGGCGTCCATGATGATGACAAGTAGGCTGTCGGGAAGCGCGCTCTTGCGGTTGCGGATCCGCGACAGGGCGCCATTATCGAAGCCGAGCAGGTAGCCGAGGTGGTTGTCCGATTTTGCATCGAGGGCCACTCCTACGGCGTTAATCAGGCGGGCCGGAGTGTATCCCGGGGCGGTCAGGTTGATTTTTTCTTTCATGGTGTCTCCGGGGGTGGTTTTGTATATCCGCCAGTTCCTGGCGGAAGGGGTCTATGCTGCGGTTACGGTTTCTGCAAACAGGTCGAATTGCGGCTTGATCTGGGCGGCGCAGTGTGGGCTGGCCCAAACGGTTTCTGATGCAGAGTTGCCGAGTGCTTCGTCGGTCAGCGCGTAGCCTTTGCGCGCTGCCCACTTGTGTTCGGTCCAGCCGATGGTAAGAAGGTCGTCGTGTTCGCCAGCGTGGCCGCACAGGACAATGCGCAGCAGCGGGTCGTTGCCATTGGCAGCGCACCAAGCGCGCACTTGCGCCGATATGCCCAGCCCCATGCCGCCATTGCCGTAGTCCATCGCGCCCTTGTCATACGGAGGATCGAGGAAAACACCAGTCATGCCGTGGCGCGTCGTGACCGAATCTTTCAGCACGCGCGACCAGTCGCCGCAAGCTACACGGACGTTGCGCATGCGGGCGTGCAAGCTGTTGAACCATGTGGCGATTAGTTCGCCGCGACCTTGCCCGGCATTTCCGAGGTGCGGAAGTTGTCGATTTATACCTTTCCCGGCATCGCCGAGGTGCGGAAGTTGTCGATTTATACCTTTCCCGGCATCGCCGAGGTGCGGAAGTTTTCGACGGTCAACGATGCGCTTACCATCCCAAACCCACGGCCCCGCGCCCCCGCACCAGCCAGATCCGATCCAGTTGCACGCGCCCCAGCACCACCAGCCGGCGATCTTGGCGTCGAAGTAGTCGGGATCGTGCAGAGCGTCGACCAGCGTATCCTTTTGGCGAACTAGCCATGAATGGCGGGCGAACAGATCAATCTCGTTGCACGGCCAGTCGGCATGTTCGGCGACGCCGTTCGGGTCAGCGACAATCGCGCGCCAGAAGTTGGCCACGAAGCCGTCGAAATCGTTGATCGTTTCGATGCCCGGATCATGCGGGCGCCCCAGTAGCATTGCGGCGCTTCCGGCGAACGCCTCGACATAGTTTGCCGGGTTACCCATTAGCGACCATGCCAGTTCGCACGCGCCGCTTTTGCCGCCAAAGTAAGGGAAAGGAGCCGCAAGTGTGCCTGCTGCAGTCTTCATTTATTACCACCATTATCTAATTTGAGTTGACCAGCGGGTGCCGCGAAGCGCGGCATTACAAAATTCATCGCTTACTTCGGCATCGAGAGGTATTCAACGATTGCATCGCGCGCAGCGATCCAATCCCAAGCTGTTACGGTCTTCCATCCTTCTTCGCGCATGCGGGCGCCGAACCATTCCTGCTCGGGTGTGAGTTTGTTTTTCGCCCACTTCATCTCGATCACCAGGCCGACGAACTCGCCGCGGCGTGCCGGCAACATCAGGTCGTAGACGCCGGCGAGCATGCCCGATGCTTTTGCCTTGCCGGCCTGACTTTTTCCCAAATGGACGCCGTTGAGACTAGAGAACAGCAGGTCGATGCCTGGATACTGCGCGATCACCGCCGGATTGCGGGCCCAGCTTGTGATCGCCACCTGGTGCAAGTGCTCGCTCACGGCTGGCACTCCATCACGCACTCAATGAAGATTCTCGCTTGCTCAGCATTGATGGCGTTTCCGTAACCGCGCAGTCGTCCCACGCGGCCGGTAGCCCCATTAACCAGCGGGAATGTGCCGGGTTCAACTGGCCGCCACTTTCCATCCCGGCATCCGAGCCAGTCAGCATCTCGCCAGAAACCGTTAGTCGGGCCGGCTGGCTCAATTCGATGAAGTTGATTGCGTCCGTCAGGTTCACCGTATGGCCCTGCTCCTTGCGCTTCACTGGGTCCTGCCCCTTTCCGCGCAGCAAGTTTGGTGATTGACAAGTCGGCGTCGGCCATCCTGATGTTTCCACCAGCAAGTGCCAGGCCACCACGGCCACCGTCTTGCGTGAACTGTCGTTGTTGCCAGCTGCGTTGTTGCCGTTCTGCGCTGGCGTGCCCGCCATTGGAGTTGACCAGCCGGCCAGAGCCGCAATCTGATTCAGTGGGCGTCCGGTGTCCCAGAGCCGCGAGTCCTTGTTGCCCCGGTTGGCGTCCATCACCGTAACTGTCGGCCAGCCCGCCATCAACGCCGCCATGCAAAGATCCTGCGGCGAACCCTTTCGATCTATTTCCCGCTGGGCGCCTTCCAGCGTCCGCACGTTTTTCTCTCCGTCCGCTGACCGGCAAGTTGGCCACCCAGTAGAGCCTGTCTCTGATGTGCGGCGCACCGACGCTCGCAGACGGGAACGGGATACCCCCGAAGGCGTAACCCATGGCTTCCAGGTCAGCGTGTACAAGGTCGATCCAAGGGTCGACGTCCTTGCTCGCAACCTGTTCTCCAACGATGACTGCAGGCTTGCGCTCGCGGACGAGGTGCCCGAAAGCGGGCCACAGATGCCGCTCGTCAGCAAACCCAGCTCCGTCGCCTGCCGAGCTGAAAGGTTGGCAAGGGCAGGAACCAGACCAAACAGGTCGATCATCTGGCCAGCCGGCGGCACGAAGCGCGTAGGACCAGACACCGATGCCGGCAAAGAAATGGCATTGGGCAAATCCAAGCAGGTCGTTGGGTCGCACATCGAGAATGCTCCTTCGGTCGACAACGCCAGGCGCAATGTGGCCGGCTTTGATGAGGTTTTCTAGCCACTGGGCAGCGGTCAGGTCGTATTCGTTGTAATAGGCGGGCTCAGACAATGCGCACTCCCATCTTGACCATCAGCGCATTGAAGCAAACCCGGACCCGGCCGGCGTCGAATTCGGCGCGTGCCTGGGCGTCTTCGATCAGGTGGTTGCGGATCATGCGGGCGTGGGCCAGCAGGGAGACGTAGTCGAGGGCCGACTGTTCGATTTTTGCGGTATGTTTTTGCATCAATGAACCCTTTGAAAAGCAACCCACTGGTGACGTCCCAAGATGCCGCAGGAGTGGCGAAGGGTCAGCGGGTTGCTTATCGAAAGATTCATTGCGTTCTTGGGTAACGACCGTCACAGCCGGCGGTCTCTTTGCGAAACCACAGAGGTGAGTATAGCGCGAGTTTGAGGGAAATCAACCGATGGTTCGATTTTTATTTCTTGTTGGGAGATTGCAACAGGTCGCGTACCGGCAGCCAGCGCGCATAGGCACTGTCCCAGATGGCGAATTTTTCCTCGCGGGTGAAGCGCTTGCCCTGATCCAGTTCGCTATGACAATCCCGGCAGGCCGGAACGGTGTAGACGTCGAGCGCCTTGATGCCCTTGCCTTTTCCATGCCGAAGCTGGTTCGAATGGGCCGGCACTACGCTGGCGATGTCGTTGCGGCAGCAGCCCGGGATCGCCAGGTAGCAAGGCTGGCCGCGGCACAGCTTGTCCTCGCCGGACTTCTCGCGCTTGGCGTTGGTCTTGCTGACCTTGCGGATCGGCTTGGCGTTCGCCTTCATCGCCGACTTCGCGCGCAGCGGCGTGCCGCGGTTCATCGGGGATTTAGTCTTGAGTTGACTGGTGCCTCGCGCCATTGGCGAGCGCTGCATTGGCTTGCCCTGCTTCATGCGGGAAGCGGCTGGTAGCTGAAACACCCGCAATCGCACATCCGCGCGCCGCTGCCGGCCATCCACTCGCGCCGCGTTTTGACCCGGTAGCAGTTGGTGCAGCGGCGGTATGGCGCATCGTCGGCGCCGGCCGGGGCGGTGGTCGAGCTTCCCATCACCGGATCGCATTGCTCCTGGTCGATGGAATTGCAGCCGTTGGCGCGGTCGCCGTGGGCCATGCGCTTGCCGCAGAAATTGGCATGGTCGCAGCGCTTCATTGCATGCCGCCTTTCAGCCACTCGTTATAGGGAAGCCGGAACTGCAGATGAAAGATCGACGCCGCCGCTTCATCGTGGTCCAGGTCGGCGCGCGATGCGACCTTGCACACGAGCCTGATAATCTCGGCAGCTTCGGCTGGCGTGCGCGGCTTCGGATCGTAGGTCTTGCGTAGCCATGACTGAAACGGTTCGGCATTGCAGAACTGCCCCGCAAGCCGGGCGAGCTGGCCGCCGACGTTGCGCTCGGTTTCCTGCCGGTCCTGCTCGATCGCTGCCGACTTCAACAGCCGCGCGATGGCTACCGGCGTGCCGCGCGTGCCGAACAGTTGGAACGCCAGCTGCGCGAAGCGTGGCTCCACGTCAAAGGAAATGCGCAGGGTGTCGTCGGCCATGGTTTTCACGCCACTGGTGACGCCCATGACAGCGCCGGGTTGTTCGTCGTCGCTCATGGTCTAGAAGGGGATATCATCGTCGTGCTGCGTGAAGTCGGTCCGCGACGTCGGCGCTGGCTTAGGCCGCTGGCGGTTCTGCGCTTCTTCGCGCGTCGGCTCGCGCTGGGCGGCGGGGGCTGGTGCGGCTTGCTGCGGCGCGCCGCCAAGCATCTTCATCTGCTCGCAGACGATCTCGGTGGCGTAGTGGTCGACGCCGTCCTTCTGGTACTTGCGCGTTTGCAGGCGGCCTTCAATGTAGACCGACGCGCCTTTCTTGAGGTACTGGCCGGCGATTTCAGCCAAACGGCCGAACATCGAAACGCGGTGCCATTCAACGTGTTCTTTTTGCTCGCCGGTGTTCTTGTCTTTTGACTTGTAGCTGGTGGCCACGGCCAGGTTGGCGATGGCGTCGCCGCTCGGAAGGTAGCGCAATTCTGGATCGCGCCCCAAATTCCCGATGATGATGGCTTTATTCACGGATGACATGCGGTGTCCTGTGGTTAATTAGCAACGGATTGTGACTTCTTGCGCGGGCGGCGCGAGCGCTCGGCGGCGGCCTGCAGTTCGGCCAGTTGCGCCATCTGCGCCGCGCCTTCCGGGGTCGAACTGTCGAGCACCAGCCCGGCCACATAGATCGCGTAGATCAGCTTTTTGACCGGCTCCGAGATTGGCGACTTGCCTTTCTCGCAGAGGCAACCGCCGGACTGCTTGACGCCGACGGTCGGCCAGAATTTGTGCTGCGGCAGCTTCGCGCGCTTGCGCAGCGCCAGCGCAACGGCGCCGTCGATGTCGTGTTCGCTGCGGATTTGATCCAGTTCCATGGCACACCTTTCAGGGAGGCAAATGTTGCTTCGATCGTTTGATGATATATTCATTTTCATTGTTGGTCAATAATCGTGTAGCAATTTACCTTGGAAGGAGTAGTATTAAAATGGAACAGCCCGATTTGCCACTCACCGGAGCAGAGACAATGGCGCCCGTCAACAGAACTTTCTTTGAAAATCTGATGCAGGGCAAGGGTGTCAGCCTGCGCTCGCTGGCGACCAAGATGGGCAAGACCCATTCGCAGCTGTCGCTGACCTTGTCTGGCAACCGCAACATGCCGCTCGAAGAGGCGGCGTTCTGGTCCGAATACTTCGGCGTGCCGCTGTACCAGGTGGCGCAGAACGTCGGCATCGAAGTGCGCACCATCACGGCGCGGCGCGCGTCAATCGTCGGCCACATGAACGGGCTTGGGGTCGTCGAACTGGACGGCAGCACGCACCTGGCGCGCGTGATCGCGCCCGACGACATGCCCGAGGGCGGCATTGCCGTGCAGGCGCGCACCACGCACACGGAACTCGAATATGCTGACGGCTGGCTGTACTTCTGCGCCGCACCGCGCAGCGTCGAACACGATATCGTCGGGCGGTTGTGCTACTGCCAGATCAAGGACGGCCCGGCGGTGCTGGCCGGCGTGCGGCGCGGCTACCTGCCGGGGACGTTCAACCTGTACGGGCCGCACCAGCATGAAAACGCGGTGCTGGAATGGGCCACGCCGGTACTCAAGATAAATACGTGAGACGATAAGATCGCAATTTATTTTGCGTCTCCTATTGCAATCCGCTGTGATTGATTTACAATTATCCAATCGGTTCGGTTTTCAACCTTTTGGAGAAATTTATGAGTACAAATACAGGCGGTGCGACGGTAGCCGAGTTCAGCCAGAAAGGCACGTTTAAAGCGTTGCGAGCGGCCGAGGACTGGCTGCGCGCTCGCGGCTTCTCATGGGGGTCGTCGCAAGTCGACGGGCCGCAGGCGATCTGGCATGGCGACTGTGCTATCTCGAAATGGCGCAACCTGAGCGCCGCAGAAAAGCGCGAATGCCACGCCGTGATGGAAGGTGATGGCCGCGAAGGTCCGATGCGCATCACGCTGCGCACCGGCGCAACTGAGGAAGCGCGCGCCGCTTTCGCGCTGACCGATGCCATGCTCGCCGAGCGTGCCAAATGAAGCTCGACACTAACAAGCGCACCCACCGCGCCGTGCTGGTGGTCGAGGAAACGAAGGTCACCGGCTTCGGCGGCGACTTTTTCAACTCGTGCCAGTTCGAGGTCGAGGCCGAGTTTTCCTATTCGCCCGGCTTTCCGCCGATCCTAACCGGCCCGATGGAAAACGCCGATTCTGGCTGCCCGCCGGAGATCAACATTCTGTCCCTGCGCCCACTCAAGGACGTCGAGTTCAACAGCGAAGACACGGTGCCGGTATCGACCGACGTTCTCGCGCCGGGCGACCTGACCGTTGACGAGCCCGGCCTGGTGCTGACCGCGCGCGCCGGGCGCAACATCCTCAATTTTTTTTCCACCCGCGAGATCGGCCTGTTCGAAGACGAACTGCTGGCGCGCGCACTTTCGAAAGATACCGATGACTAAGACCCAAACCAAAGCCGATCCGCTGGTGCTTGACGCCGAGCAGCGCGTTGACCAGTTGCCGAGCGTGCGCAAGCCGCGCGCAGCGGCGCAGCACCAAGAGCCGATGCGCACCGTGGCGCAGCCGACGACACCGATGGACCTGATCGCCGCCGCCGTAGCGCGCGGATCGTCCACCGAGGAAATCGGCAAGCTGATGGACCTGCTCGAGCGCCACCAGCGCCGCGAGGCCGAGCAGGCATTTGCCAGCGCCATGGTTCAGTTCAAAAAGCAGGTGCCGACCATCATCAAGGACGCCGGCGCCTCGTTCGTGGCGAAGGGATCGAAAGTCGAGTACGACTATGCGACGCTGGGACACATCTGCGAGCAGATCATCGCCAAGCTGGCCGACTGCGGTATCAGCCACAGCTGGTCGCCAGAGCAACCGAGCACCGGCCCGGACGCCAACATGATCATCATGACCTGCACGCTGACGCACGAGCAGGCGCATACCCAATCTGCCACGTTCAAGTTTCCCGCCGACCCGACCGGCACCAAGAACGCATTGCAGGCGATCGGCTCTTCCGGCACCTACGGCGAGCGCTACTCGCTGCTGGCCGTGTGCGGTATCGCCGTGAAGGAACAGGGCGATGATGACGGGCGCGGTGCGGTGGCGCAGCCAGAATTGAATGCGCCGTCGCAACCGGCCGGTAAGCATGCTATCGATGGCGCCAACCTGGCGCGAGCGCTGGCAAGCATCAAGTCGAAGGATTACACCTATGACGATCTGGTCGCCTATTACGCACTGACACCAGCGCAGATGGCACAGGTGCGCAAGGAACTCGGACTGGATGCCGAGCAATGATGCGCTTCCATCCATCCAGCCTTGCGAGCATCATGGGCGACGCCAAGTCGATCGACCCGATGCTGCTGGACACCGACGATCTGCGCACGCTGTACCGCAAGAAATCAAAGACGCCGGAAGACCAGGCGATTCTTGAACCGCTGTGGGACCGGACGCTGTCGGCGGGCGCCAAGACGTATCTGAAAGCCTATGCCAGCGAATTCCTGTTCGGCTACCACGCGACGTTTTCCAGCCGCGAAACGGACAAAGGAGCGAAGTGCGAGCAGAACTCGATTGACCTTCTGAACGCAGTGTTGTTCGAACGATTCACCAAGAACACCGAGCGCAAGATGACGGAATTGCTGTCGGGCGAATGCGACATCTATAAGCCAGCAGAATTCACGCTCGACGTCAAATCGTGCTGGTCGATCACCTCGTTTCCGCTGCTGTCGGAAGACTGCCATTCCACCGTCTACGAATGGCAGGGGCGCGGCTACATGCACCTGTGGGACGTACCAAAACACAAGGTCGCGTTCTGCATGGTTGATACGCCCGACGACTTGATCCCGAACTGGGAGCCGGAAGAACTGCACAAGGTATCGCACCATGCTCCACACGCGCGCGTGAGCATGATCGAGTACACGCGCGACATGGTACTCGAGCAAAAGATGCTGACGCGCTGCGCGGTGGCTCAAGAGTATTTGAAAAAGGTGGTCGCCCAGTTCAACGCCGAGCACAACATCGTGCCCGACTGGAAGAAACAGATTTTGCAGCAGCAGTAACCCCACAACCCACAAACAGGAGAGAACGCATGAACCAGCAGAAAGCCATCCCCGAATTCGAAGCGCCGACCGAGACGCGCGAACTGAGCCTGCCGCAGCGCGCCGCCGTGGCGCTCGCATCGAGCGAAACCGAAACCAAGCTGCGCGAGCTCGTTAAATCGTCGGCCGACATCGTGGCCGTCGTCGACGTCGCCGGGCGCGAGCAGGCGCACCGCATCGGCATGAATTTGAAGGGCGCGCGGGTCACTATCGAAAAGACCGGCAAGGCGGCGCGCGAGGATGCGCAGGCATTCAGCAAAGCCGTCATCGCCGAGGAAAAGCGGCTGGTCGGCCTGATCGCGCCGGAAGAAGACCGCGTGATTGGCCTGCGCGACGGCTTCGACGCCAAGCTGGCCGCCGAGGAAGCGGAGCGTCAACGCATCGAGGAAGCACGTATCTATGCCATCCGGGTCAAGATCGATGCCATCCTGACGACGCCGGCGCGCATGGCTAGCGCTAGTGCTGCCGAACTGACGGCCGAACTGGTGCGCATGGCCGAGCAGGTACTGACGAAGGAAGAATACGCCGAACTGTTGCCGAACGCGATTGCCGCGATGGACGCCACGGCGCCGGTGCTGATCGACCTGCGCAACCAGGCCGCGGCGCGCGAGAAAGCGGAAGCGGACCGGCTGGCCGCAATCGAAGCAGAAAAACAGCGCGTGGCGGCGGCCGCCGAGGCGAACCGGATCGAGGCTGAAAGGCTGGCCGCACTGCAGCGCGAGCACGACCTGGCCGAAGCGGAGCGCCAGCGGCAGGCGCAATCTGCCGAAGAAAAACGTGCCGAGTCGAAGCGCCGGATGGACGCACAAGTGGCCGCCATCGAGGTGCAGCGCCAGCAGGTCGAAGCCGCCGCGCAAGCCGAATCCGAGCGGGTGGCCGCTGAACGCGCCGCGTTCGAACAGGAAAAGGCCGACTTTGCGCGCGAGCGGGCCGAAGCAACTGCCGCGCGCGAGGCCGCAGAAGCCTCGCCAGCGCCATCCGGCATCCCGGATGACGTTGCGCACGCCGCCGTCGAAACAGCGCCGCCAGCGCCCGCTACGCCAGCCGAAACACCAGTCGAAGGCGAACTGTTCGAATTCGCGCCCGAACTGGCCGGCGAATCGACCATCAGCGCCATCGATAAGCGCGCCGCCGATGCGCTGAAAATGGCCGTGTGGGATCTGCTGCAAACCAATACGCCCGATGAAGTGCGCGCGATGGTGGAAGCGGATCTGACCGCGTTCGGCAAGATGGGGGATGCATGAAAGAGCGTCCAATTCTATTTCAAGGCGCGATGGTCCGCGCGCTTCTTGATGGCAGCAAAACGCAAACGCGGCGGATGGTGAAAGACCTGCCGTCGTGGCCGATCACTGAAATATGCCAGTGCCGCGACAAGTGGATGCCCAATGGGCCAGCGTCGAGCGGCGTAGGTATGGCGGCTGGTCATTGGCGGCTCTGCCCTTACGGCCAGCCAGGTGATCGCCTGTGGGTACGCGAGACGCATTCGCCGATGGGTGATACACAGTCGCCATCGTCGTGCTGGTACCGCGCGGACAGGGAATATCCCCAAGTGAGGAAATGGATTCCGTCCATCCATATGCGCCGCCAGTATAGCCGGATCCTGCTCGAGGTGGTATCGGTCCGCGTCGAGCGTCTGAACGATTGCAGCGCGGCCGATGCGATCGCCGAAGGCATCCGGCGTATCGATGAGGGCTTCGAGCGTTGGCACCCCGACCCCGCCGACACCGAGCACACCGGTACCACTAAGGATCCGGTGCTTTCCTATCGCGGCCTGTGGGAATCGATTAACGGCGCCGGCAGCTGGGACGCCAACCCATGGGTGTGGGTGGTCGAATTCAAGCGGGTGATGCCATGAGCATCGGGCGCGCGCCATGGCGCTACACCAAATGCGATCCGATCGATGATGATGATCGGGGCGATGTCGCGCTCGACTACAAAGGGGCAGGTTACTCTGAGAACCCGATGATCGTCGATGTCGACGGCAACAAGGTAGTCGGCAATGGCGAATACCACGTGTTCGGCGCGGAAAACCGAGTCGACAACGTGCGCCTGCTGCTGGCTGCTCCGAAGCTGCTGGAAATGCTCGAAAAAATCTATGATGCCGAGTTCGGATTCGGCGCGTGGCCGAGCAATTCCGAAATTAGCGCGCTGTTGGTCGATGCGAAAGGTAAGGTGCCAGAATGATTCTCGGCCACACCAAGGCAGGCCGTGCCGAACAGCGCCGGCTGATCCTGGCCGCGCTGCCGGGCTTTTACGACGACATCGCGGCCAAGAGTGGCGTATCGAAACACACCGTCAAGCGCCACGTCAAGGCGATGCGCGCCGAACCCGTTCCGGCCAAGCGTGAATGCCATGTCGCACGCTGGGCCAAGCCTGACACAACGGGGAAATACCGCCCGTTCATCGCTGCCGGGCCGGGCAAGGATGCCGCCTGCAAGTTCACGCCGATGACGGCCAAGCAGATGCAGGACCGCCACCGTGAAAAGCGCCGCGGCACCGAGCGCGAGGACATCAAGCGCGCGCGGGACCGCAACCGGCACTGGGAAGCAAAGGCGCGGCGCGGCGATCCGCTGATCAACGCGCTGTTCGGAAAAACTCCATCGAAAGGAAAAAACAATGCAACCACGCAAGCATAGCGCAGCGATCCATGCCTTCGCCGACGGCCACACGATTCAATGGCGCAAGCCGGGTGATATCGTATGGAATGATTTTGTGATGAGCCAGCATCCGACCTTTCAGGACGATTGCGAATACCGTATCAAGCCGGCAGGGCCGGAATACCCTGAAATCGAAAACGATGGTGCGCTTAATGATGCCGCATGGGTCTTGGTCGAAGCGCTACCGAACCCGATCCCGCCACGCATCTGGAACAACGTCAAACTTCCTCTCAAGGCGGCCATTGAATGCTATCTGCACAAGCGCCGCGCAGTGCCAGAGCGGAGCGCCATCGCCACGCTGATGCGGCTGGGCTACACCGACTGCGGCGGCGAACAGTGGAAACCTCCACTCGGCCTGTCGTCTGACCAGCGCGCCGCGCGCGAGCTGGCGATTGCCAAAGCGGTGCGCAAAGCAACGATTGCCGCATCGTTTGTGCGCGGCATGACGGCTCACTTCGAAGAGGTGGACCTGGAATCCATCATCGCCAGCATCCCGTAATGGGTTCCTCGCGCTTCGTCGACGTCCACAAGTGGGTAGGCCAGAGCGCCGCCCCGCTTGATCCGTTAGCGATGCAGTTTCGCGCGCGGGTGGCCGATGAAGGTTCCCGAGACTGCGCTGGCTGCATCTTCAAGGGCCAGCACTGGCGCGTGTGCCTGGTGGCCACGGCTGCGGCGGTCAAATCGTCGATGCCGGACTGCGATGACCGCGACCCGGCGACGAAGCGCACGCATGTCTATGTTCTGGTGCCGCAGGACGCGCGCCAGATCAGCCTGATCGACCTCCCATGAACTACCTGATCACCGGCTGCGCGGTGCTGGTCATCGGCGCGATGCTGATTCTGGCCGAACGCGAGGGCTTTCGCTGCGCCGGGCGCGGCGTACTGTGCATCGGCGTCATCGTGGTGCTGCTGTGGAAGCTGGGGCAGGTGTTCGGCTTCTAGCGCGTCGGCGTGATCATCGGGAAGCCAAGCTGGCGCCGGATCTCTTCTTGCGAGGGGACCGGCGCTTTCGTTTTGGCGCGGCCTGTCAGATACTCCCGGACGGCTTCTTTCGGAATCGGCTTGGTGATCGTGGACATGGCGCACTCCGTGAAGGAACGGCAGAGGAAGGAAGGCCGGTTAAGCCGGCCAGGCTATGCTGGGAATTACTCCTGAGTCGCAGCAGCGGTGGAGTGAAGTATAGAACCACTGGTGCTAATTACTAATTGATAATTACTATCGGGCGCTATTGTAATGAAAGCTTTTCAGGCAGCGCCGGCCGAGTGCTTCCTTGATGCGCTTGACCGGCCAGTCCGACAACTCGTGCAGGCTGATGATGATGGTGTCGCCGATCGGCAGGCGGCCATGGCGGATCTTGGAGATGACCGGCGGACTCTGGTCGAGCGCGCGCGACAGGGCGGCGTCGTTTTTCAGGTTCAGTTCGGCGATCATCGTGTCGAGCAGGGCGTTGCCGCGCGCGCGCTGGTCTTCCGGGTCGAGTTCGGTCAGGTTGCTGATCAGTTTAGGCATGCTGGTTCTCCCGTTATGTGTACAAAGTGGAATATTACTTTAACATATCGAAAGAACCATCGGCGTAAAAAAGCCGCCACCTGAGCAACAGGCAGCGACAAGGCCGCAACAGCAGCGGCTGGAGAGAACCGGCATCAGTGGTCGATGATGTCGAGCCAGAAAGTAAAATCGTCGACGTCGCCGTTCGACATCGTAAAACGGTAGGTGCAGCGCGCCGCAGCATCGAGCGAGGCGGTCAGGGCGCCGACGCCGCCCGTCAGTTGCACCACCAGCTGCGCACCCTGAACCGTGGCGGCGCGGCTGACCGTGACGCTGGTCGGCACCGCCTCGACGGCCACGATCGAGATGTTGTGACCGGCGCGCGCCAGGTAGTTCGTCAGGTCGAGTCCGTACAGCATGATGGAATCGGGGTCCTTCGAAATGTAATACTCGGTGCCGCGCATGTAGTAATTGCTGTTGAGCGGGTCGACGATGGTGCCGTCGGCGGCCACTTCGAGCATGTTGCCATTGCCGACGACGACATCTCCCGGCAGCGCGTCAACCTGGATCACCGCCGTGCCGCTCTTGGTGGCGTCCAGCGAGCTCGTCGCGATGATGGTGATGGTCTGCACCGATAGCGTCGCGCTTGGCGGCGTGAACAGGCCATTGGCATCGATGAAGCCGGCAGTGGCATCCCATACCACCGCCTGCGACGGGTTGTTGGCGCCGATCACGCTGGCGCTGTACTGGCGCGTGTCGCCGGCGGCGATCGTGGCCGTCGGCGGCGTCACCGACACGCTCGAGACGGTCGGCGCGATGACACCGGCGGCCGGGATGGTGACATTGGCCGTGCCGGACTTGGTCGGATCGAGCACCGAAGTGGCGGTCACGGTGCCGCTCTGCGTCACGCTGGTGGTGGCCGGCGCGGTGAACAGGCCGGCCGAATTGATCGAGCCGATCGTGCTCGACCAGGTCACCGCCTGCGACGGGCCGTTGGTGCCAGCTACGCCCGCGCTGAACTGCTGCTGGGCGCTGCCGGTGACTGTCGGCGTGGCCGGCGCCACCGTGACGCCGGTTACCGTGGCGGCGACCAGGGCGGCGATGGTGACCGTCGCCGTGCCGGTTTTCGAGCCGTCCTGCACGCTGGTGGCGGTGATGGTGATGACCTGGATGGCATTCGTCTGGCCTGGCGCCAGGAATGCGCCCGTCGCGGCGTTGATCGAGCCGGCCGTGCCGCTACGCGACCATGTCACCTGCTGCGACGGCGAGTTAGTGCCGGCCACGCTGGCCGTGAAGACTTGCGATGCACTGGCCGCCGAAGGAGATACCGTCACGCCCGTCACTGTCGATACGGCGCTGGCGTTGATGGCGAACTGCGCCGTGCCGGAGTCGCCCACGCCGTTCTTGTAGACCACCTGCGTCGTATTGTAGATGCCGTCGTTGCCGAACGCCTCGAAATCGGAATGGTTGCCCATCATCAGGGTGATCCCGGCAGGCACGGCCAGGTCGACGCGGTACTCGGTGCCGGCCGGGTCGGTGACAGCGATGTCGTTGAGCAGGAACGGCGGCACCGGGAAGCCGGTCGGGATGTCGGAGGCCGGGATGCCAAGGCCGCGGTAGGTGTCCATGACGAGCGCGCCGCTGCCGAGCAGCGAGACGGTATCCATGACGAGGGACGGGCCAGGTGTCGGCACGATGGCGTTCGAGGTCGTGGGCGTAAACAGCAGGGCCGGCTGGCTGTAGCTGCGCGGCATGATGCCCCACATCGGGTCGCCCGCGTAATCTGCTGTGGATACATCGGTAAAATTGTCTGCCCCGATCAACCGGCCGAACGCTGCTGCAGCCCCTGGCTTGCCATGATCGACAGCGGCCGCAAGTGCCGGATACAGGTTGGCGAAATAGCCTGTCGTATTGCTAGGCGGTCCGCCCACCGGATCAGCCATCAACTGGTTGGTAGTGGCATTTGGCAAAATGGCGCCGCTGACGGTGCCGAAGGTATCGGCAAAAATGACGCCAGGGTCGGTTGCCATGTACTTTGTATGCGGAACGGCGTCTTCCGGGTTTGGCGTCGGTGTCGGCATGCGAATGCTGACGGTGTAATTCGACCCGTAACCGAAGTTATATTCGTTCGGACCGGTACCGCCCATAATCCATACCGGAGCGCCATCCAGATAGTCGCGGAAAGCCATCAGACTAGCCATGCCGGCAGTATCGTATGGCTCAATATCATACGCATGGCCGACGGAGGCGGTATAGAAGTGGTGTTCCCATGGGGCTGTCCCGCACGCAATCTGCCCATCCGCCACGATGCTGCCGTGGTTGGAGTTGCGGTCGAAATAGGAATCCGTATAACCGATGTACTGCCCCGGCCATGACGGCGTCGTATAGTAACTGGCCTTAGTCTGCGCATCGGTCTTGAGCCACAGCGCATGATCGCTGAACACGGCTGCTGCCGATGCAACGGCGCTTGGATAGATGGCAGCCGATTGCGAAACGCTGCGGTACGTCCATGCCTGGCCGCGATTTTGACCCGAAATTTTACGTGCGGTGCCAGGCCCAAAAGCGGAGGATGGAACCAGATAGCAGGCCAACGTATTATATGCACAGCTTTCCATATAATAATAATCGGCGGTCAGGATATAGGCCAAGTAGCCTACCGAAGGGAAGTGCGCGCAATCCCAGTACAGGCGGTTACCGTTTTGCAGGTAACTGGTCAGATCGGTCGAGCCGCTGCCACCGTCGCCCAAAAAGCTCCAGGTGGCGAAGTCCGAAATACGGATCGGGTCGAGCGTATTGGCGTCGGGATAAACGATACCGTAAACATTGATTGCGCGGGCATGCGCCACCACCGCCTTGTACAGCGTAGGATGCCCCTGGCTGGTAAAGTACAAGGCGTCCCATTTTGGCAGCAAGCCGATCTGCGCCTGGGCCCCCCCATTGCCCATGTACGGGGTATATGCCAGCACCGTGTCGGGGGTGTACTGGCCGTACGGGATCCATGCATCGATCTGTGCCTGGGTCGGGCCTACCTTCCAGTAGTTCGGCACCAGCATGGTGCGGTTCAGGTAGCCGGTGTCGTGGCGCGGGATGACCTGCGGATCGGTGCCGATAAATGCCTGGTGGTCGTAGCGCGTGCGCGGCCAGTGATTGAACACGACGCCGCCGAAATTCCACACCGTGGTGGTGCCGATGATCACCGTCGGGATGTAGCTTTTGGTGATGTTTTCGCTGCCGTTCAGGTAGCCGTTGCCGGCCGACACGCGCACCCACAGCAAGCCGTTGGCATACAGGCGCACGTCGAACGTGACGTACATGGAGGCGTCGCCCGGCACTTTCGCGGCGTAGCGGCACTCCACCATCTCGGGCGTGCTGATGAACGTCCGCTTGGGCGTAGCCAGCAGGGATGCAAGGGTCACCGTCAGGTTGGTGCCGGCGAAATTGCCGCTCCACGACGCAGTCGGCGCGGCGTTGCGGATATCGGTTGCTGTCAGCGCCGTTAGGGCGGCATTGGGCGTACCGCTGACCGACAGGTTGACCTGCTTGGGGACGTTGGCGGTCAGCGGCACCCGGCCCATGATGGCGCAGTGTTTCAGGCTGCCATCGTTCCACAGGCGCAGGGGAGTGACCGCATAATTGGAGATGTCCAGTTTCAGGTACGAGCCGGCGGGGACGTCGCCCCGCTTGAACACGTGGCCCATCATGAACGGTGCCGCCGACTGCGTGGCAGGCGACGTCAACTGGAAGGCGGTGAGAACGCTCATGCTGGGGTCTCCACGGAGGCCGAGAAGTCGGCCGGGTTGGCATCAACGACGACGTCGACACGGTAGGGGATGGCCGACAGGCCATTGACTGAGAACGGCGGCACGACTCCCGCGGCATTGGTAGACAGGCCGGTTTTCGTCGCCAGCAGGTTGCGGTTCATGTCCATGATGCAGGCGTGCACCGGGGTATTGATACGCTGGCCGCCCTGAATGTTTTTCATCGTGCGCGTGATGGTAAAGGTCACGCCGGAGGCGGCGGCAACCGTCACCGTCGCCGTGCCGGACTTGCTGCCGTCCTGGGCGCTGGTGGCGGTGACCGTCACCGTCTGGGTGCCACTGGTGGCTGCTGGCGCCGTCAGTACGCCGGCGCTGTTGATCGAGCCAGCCGAGGTCGACCAGTTGACCGCCTGCGACGGGCTGCCGGTTCCTGCCACGCTTGCCGTGAACGCCTGCGTCCCGCTGCCGGCAACATTGGCCGTTCCGGGCGAGACCGTCACGCCGGACACGGTCGAGCTAGGCGCGCCGATGGTGACCGAGAAGCCGTTCGAGTCGACCGTTTGCGACGCGGTGTCGGTGGCGCGCACTTTCAGGCCGGTGGTGGTGGAGGTTGCCACCGTGCCGCTGATGACGCCCGTCACGGCATTGATGACCAGGCCGGCAGGCCAAGCGGTGCCGGCCGGGCTGGCCGCATAGGTCAGCGCGTCGGTATCGGAAAACAGCGCGTGCACGTCGACCGGCGTAATGGCGCTGCCGCCGGTGCCGGTGATCGCGGCGATGGTGCCGGAGAAGGTCGGTGCGGCATTCGGCGCCGTCGGCGTCACGCTGTTCGATTCTCCCGAGGCGGCGCTGGTGCCGATGGCGTTGATCGCCTGCACGTGGAATGTGCGCGCGACGCCGGCCGACAGGGTAGGAAAGACGGCCGGGGATGCCGTGATGCCGGTCACCGTTTCTCCGGTCGAGGCAGTGGCGGTAAAACTGGTGATGGCCGAGCCGCCGTTCGAGTTCGCCGTAAAGGTGACCGATGCCGAGGTGGCGCCGGCGGTGGCGCTGCCGATGGTCGGTGCCGCCGGCGCAGTGGCCGCCGCTACCAGTTCCCACGCGCCGATGTCGTAGCTGCCGCCCTGCGGGCGAGAAGTACCGGCCGCATCGACCGTCACGCTGGTAACGGCACCCGTATTTTTCAGTTTCGAGGTGCTCGACGGGCGCCAGTCTTCCGAGCCTGCCGTGACATTGACGAAGTCGGCAGAGGTCAGTCCGACCTGGCCGGCCGTATCCCATCCGGTTCCGCCAAACGTCGTCTTGTCGGTGGCGTTGTTGGTTGAACTGGCATTCGAGGTATTCTGGTAATCGCTGGTAAAACCGAAAACGACAGTATTCTTGACGATCGGCGCCGGCACCTGTGCATATGCCTGCTTGATGCCAGTACCGCCGCCGCCATTCGAGACGATCGAGCTGTTGGTGGAGGAAAAACCGGCATGGCTCAGTTGAAGACCGTTGCCAGTGCCACGCTGGTGAATCAGCGTGTTTTCCAGCGTGATGCCTGTGCCGTTACTACTGAGAACCAGGGTGCCGGTACAGTCGACGATACACTGTCGCAGCAGGAGATTGACGCCGGCCTGGATCGCTATTGAGGTATTGGCCGGCGAACTTGCCGCCAGCCGGATCTGCAGGCCCTGCAAGATCACATTGTTCCCGAATACATATCCTGTGGCGAAGCCGACGTTGTTGATCAGGGCGGCGCCGTTTGCCGCGTTGAAGCGGAAGGCGTTGGTCTGCACGCTGGCGTTGTCGTTCCAGCCCTGCCCTGTTGCCGCCTTGATGGTCACGGTGTTGGTGGTGCTGCCGCCTGTCCAGCCGTTCATGACGACGGAAGTCGTGTCGTTGACCGTACCGTCGACGAGCGCGACTTCCGGCGCCGTCAGCGTGAGGGCGTTGAGGTAGCTGGCGTATGCCGCCATGGTGCTGAAATCGCGGCCGCTGGGTCCAATGGTTTTAGTTGCCATGTCTTATCCGATCACGCTGAGGTTGGGTTGTAGGGGTTTTTGGTAGGATGCGGCGAGCAGTTCGTCGAGCGTCATCGACGCTTTCAACTGCGCCAGGTCGAGTGCCCAGAGCCGTTTCTGGTGTTTTACTTCCGCGGCGCTGAGCGGCATCAGGCTGACGAGCGGCAACGCGCCGGATTCGAGCAGGTGCGCCAGTTTTTCCTTGCGCACGCCCGGCACGCTGACGGCGCGCCACCAGCCGAGCGAGGCAGGCCCTTCGACGGCGGCGCCCCAGTGAAGTTTGTCTTTTTCGACGATATCGACGACGTCGCCGGCCTTGTACTTCGACCAGTCCTGTTTCGGGTCGTCGTGCTCGTTGTCCGGCTTGATGAAGACGAGGACGTTACACATAGGCGTTCTCCCACCCGGTAAATTCCTGCACGATGTCTCCCTGCGGCGTGCGGTGGGCGTAGACGCAGCCGGCGTTTCCGGAATTGCCGAGGCAGAGCAGTTCATGCTGAGCCTCGGCGGTAATCAGAACGGCATAACCAATCGGGTCGAACACGATTTCTTCGGCGCCGTCTGGAACAGCGTCGTACGCGCCAATAAACTTGACGACGAACTGCGGCATGCCGTTGACGATGACGTCGGCAAAGCGAACAGGGCGCGTAAGCTTTTCCGGCTCATATTTTGCGTACATCGCACGCAATTCGTCGAACTCGGGGGAGCAGAACTGCGCGACGAACGGGTTGCCGTTGTGGTCGGCGCCACGCACCAGCCACCAGTCCTTGAAGATGAAGGTAGCGTGCGGGAAGTTATGCGTATGGGGCGGCACATGACCACCCATCGCGTGGATGTTGCTGCGCAGGTAAAGGTTGCCGAGGGCGCGTTCGTTGGACATTGATCAGCCCCGGATCGAAATATGGCGGAAGCGGAAGTTGCCCATTGCGCCGGCAAAACTGGCGGCACATGGCAAGTCGAAGAACAGCGTCGCCGAGGTGCTGGCGGTCGCGTTCGGGCGCGGCATCTTGGTGCGCAGCATGACCTTCTGCGTCAGCGGGCCGCCGCCGAGTTTCAGTTCCAGGTCGTCCGACAGGGCGGCCGCGCTGCCCTGCACATACAGTTTCATGGAGGTAAAATACGTCGTGTCGAAGCCGCGCAGGTCGATCTCTACCATCATCTCGAATGCGGCCGGATCGGCGGTAGTGATGGTGCGGCCGGCCAGCGGTGCACTGATGCGAAGCGCCTCGCCGGCGCCGGTATGCGATACCTGGGTCGGCGTCACTACCTGCCATGGGGTCTGATCCGGGTCGCCGGCGCTGGCCGCCTCGATCGAAAGGGCGCCGGCAAAGCCGGATCCGTAACTGCCGATGGTCAGTCCGGTCACGACCGGTCCGGCAAAGCCGCTGCCGGCAGTGCCACCGGTACCGGCGAACGACGGGTTGCCGAACCACTCGGCGAGGCTGGTATCCGGGGTGGCGCGCGCATAGCCATAGCTTGCCAGCGACGCGGCCAGGGCGGCATAGCCGTCGATGCCTTCGCGTACGGTCGCGGCGCCGGCATTGTGAACGCCATCGGGCAGGAAGAACCCCGGCAGCTGCGAGCCATCAGAGGCGCGCAGGTTGCCCGAGTCGTTGATGAAACGGAACTGGTTCGGGTTGGCGGCGGCAAACGATGCCAGCCAGGTGTTGTAATCCTGGGTCAGCGCATTCTTGGCGGCATAGCCCGATTCGGTCGGACCGATCGGTGGCACCGACAGGATGACGACGCGGTTGGCATAGGTGGCCAATTTGTTGAGCAGCGTGGTATAGCCTGCCGCCAGGTCGGTGATCGACGTGCCGGCGCGCGCGTTATTGGTTCCGGCGCGAACAAAGATGCGCCCGAGCGCGCCGATTCCCGCCAATCCCGGACTGGCGTTGGTATAGGCATTGTCAACCCGCGCGATCATGTTGGCGACCGTGTCTCCCGACACGCCGGCGTTAGCCACAAGTTGCAGCACGCCGCCGGCGAGACCGTTGATCCACTGGAACGGCGACCAGTTCAGGTTGAGATTCTTGTCGGTGAGCGAATCACCGATTAATGCGGTCTGGATGGCCGGCGCCGTCTTGCTCATGCGGATGGCCACCGCCAGCTGCGTCGATTTCGGCAACAGGATGGCGGCATTGGCGGTGGCGTTGTACACCATGCGCGAATAGATATAGGTCGTGTTGGCGGCGGACGGGATGGCGCCGGTGATCGGGCGCGCGGTCTGGCGGAAGCGCAGCGGGTCGGCCAGCGTGCCGGCGCCGCCCTCGGAAATCGGATTGACGCTGTAGACCTTGTTCACCTCGGTCGGCGTGTAGTTCCAGCGGTTGATGACGGTGCCATCGAACCAGGAAGGGATCGTTTCCTGGTTGTTGTTCGGTATGTAGCGCGAGCCGGTGGTATCTCCGACGATGGTAAACGCCTGCATCGCCTTGGTATCCATGTTGAACACGATGCCCTGGTTCATCAGGCCGCGGTCGGCGCTCAGGTGTCCAAACAGGAAGATTTTGCGCCCGACCATGCACAGGTTGGAACTTTCGAGAATAATCCCGAAGGTGGTGTCGTTGCTCTCGGTAATCGTCTCGATGACCGGGTTGGCGCCGGCGGTCGCGCCGGCCCGGATCGTCATGATGGCGCTGCGCCAGCCGCCGCCCGAGTCGCCTGGAACGAGCGTGACATAAAAGCGGTCAGTGACCTTGTCGTACAGCGCGCTGGTGCCCTGTTGCAGCATGTATGACAATGGATCGCTGGTATTGACGTATTGCGGACGGAACGCGATCAGCTGGGCGCCGAAGCTGAACGAGTTGCTGTTGCGCCAGATGCCGAGATTGGTATCGAACTCGCCGTACGTCAGGTAAAAATAATGGACGACGCCGTTGCGCATGCAGGCGGCAGCGTACATGTGGGTAGACGCGCGGGTGCGTGGCGTGTTGTATGCAACGTCGGCCGGGTCGGTCAGGTCATCGCGGAAGAAGCCGTTGCCGAGCGCGCCGGACGGATAGGTCACCGGCCCCGGTTGTCCACCCGAGCCGACATAAACTGGCGGGTATTTCGCTGGCGGCGTCGGCAGGCAGGCAACCGCAAAGCCCATGGTCGCGTGCGCGTGCCTGATGACGGCATTGCAGGTGCCGTCGCCGTGGCCGCCGCCATAATAAATCTGCTCGCCGGTGACGTCATTAAACGCCGGGTCATTGTAGGCGTCGACCATGGCGCCGAACGGGTTGGTACCCTGGTAAGCGCCGGCAGGCAGGTTGGCCTGGGCCCAGCTGGCGAACGTCGTTGTACCGACTACCGCCATGGTGTTGTCCGACAGGGTCGATGCCCATCCGTAGGAGCCGCTACTGCCCGGCGCGGCGCGCCCTCCGTAGATGTGCTGGCCGCTGGCGGCCGTATAGTTGTCTGCTGGTGCGGTCATTGTTTCGCTTTCGTTGTCGGGTCGGGGTTGCGCGGCCAGGCATCCATCAGGGTTTGCTTGTCGCTGTTGGCGCGCTCAAAATCTTCTGCCACCGCTCGGCGTCGTCCTTCGCACTCTGTAACGATTGTCCCGAGGGCGCGGGTGGTGTCACGTAGGGCATTGACGGCATCGCTCGACATGCTGCGGCTGACGGCGGCGGCGACGGCGTCGCGCAGCCCGATACCAGAATTGCCAGCAGCGCCAGCGAGAGTGCGGATAGTGGCTTCACGTTCAACTCCGTTCTTGGTGGCTTGCGCCAGTTGTGCGGCGAATTCAGCCTCGCGCGCCGCTTTCGCATCTTTGTCGAGCGCGGTCTGATTGTCCCACTTGGCTTGCACTTCGGTGCGACCGATGTCGCGCTCGTGCTCGAGGAAGCGGTGCACCTGGACCACGCCGAACGCGACAAGAGCGCCGATGATGGCGATCTCGAGCACCAGCTTATAGCGCCCGAAGAACAGCAGCAGGCCGGCCATCATGACTTGCCGCCAATATTCGTAGGCTTCGGCAGCCACCGCGATGCCGCGAATAGACAGAAGCCGATGCCCGACAGGATGCCGAGCACGTACGCGCAAGTGAAAATCAGGATTTTCATGGGGGCGCCGGCGGTTCGGTGTGGCCCTTGGCGCCGACACCCATGCCGATCATCATCACGCCGCCGCACAGGGCCGCGAAACCGGCCCCGTAGGCTTGCGGATCGAAGGTATGGGTATGAATGACGGCCGCCACCGAGTTGTAGAGGAACACGCCGACGCCGGCCACTGCCGTTCCATAGCCGATCACGCGGGCCGGATCGAACGTTTCGCCGTCGGGCCCGGTCATCATCATCTTGATCATTGCCTTCATGCCAGCACCTGCTGTGCGACGTCGAACAGCGCCAGCCGGTCGGCCAGGCCATTGATACCGCCGTTGATACGGCGCGTGACCTTTTCCTGGTCGCCGAGATCGGCCCAGACATTAAGCTTCTTGACGTCCCAGAACCAGCCGGCCGAGCGGCAGGCGTTGACCGGCTGTTCGAGCAGTTCCGGGTGGCTGATCAGGTCGAGTCCGAGCGCGGCGCCGCAGGCGGCATAGTTGGCGCGCCCGGTAATCTGGATCAGGCCGCGGCCCTTGTAGCGCACGCCGTCGCCCGGGCGGGTATTGCCGAGGTCGGCGCGGCCCTCGTAGGCGGCGCCGCTGGCCAGCTCCTGCACATAGCGCAGCTGGCCCGACTCGTGGCCGATCTGGGCAAGGAATGATGCCTGGCGCGCCGGCGTGTTGATCTCGAATTCATCCATGGCCGTATTGATGCCGTCGATGAACAATGGCGCTCGCGCTCGCGCATACGGCATGATCTGGATCAACTGGTCGAGCGTCATGGCTTACCTCATCTTTTTGGCCGGCTCAATAAAGGTCCGCTCGATCACCAGAACGCGCCCGTCGATCGCCTGCACCTTCTCACCGATGCCCTGCACATTCGTTTTCAGCGCCGCGATGTCCTGCAAGCCGCCGATCTGCTTGTTGCTGATCTCGGTTAGGCGCGCATTGACCGATTTCTGCTCGACGCTTTGCACTTCCTGGTTCTTGCGAACTTCGGTGAATTGCTGGTAGATCATCCCCATGCTCACCAACAGGGTCACCAGCGTCGACACCAGCATGAAGTTCGAGTTGATGCTGTCGAGAAAGGACTGCTTTCTCGGTGCGACGGTAGCTCGGCGGCGTGGCGATGTCGCCATATCGGTTTCCCTTTTGACTACCCCGCAGCGAAGCGGGTGATGATTTACAGAATGGTTGGATTCTAGCGATTTCGGCTCGCTTTTGATACCAATATTTTGCCGCAGAGAATTTACAGTTGCGCGCAACGATGGGCGGTGGAAGGTTTCTGATTGCATCACAATTGCTCCTGTTTCTTTTGCTGCCCGCAATCAGGCGGGTTATTAAAGGGGGCCGGCGGCGTTGGCTTGGCCGCCGGCGCGAATGGTTACCGGGTAGCGTCCTGGTCCTGGCGGTCGATCAGTTTCTGCAATCGCGCGCTCTGTTCTTCGCTCGCGTGCTTCTCGAAATTGCGCTGCGACTGGCGCGAGATGCGGTCCGGGTTGTCGATCTTGTTCATGGCCGACTTGATTTCCTGCGGCGTCGCGCCGGCGTCTTCCATGATCTTTTCGGCCTTGTCGTCGTCGCCGCGGCGCATCGCTTCCTGCACCTGCGGCAGCACGTCGCGGATTGCCACCGAGTGCTCGTGGCTCTGCCAGCGCATTTCGGCTACCGCGTCGCCGCCCGTCACTTTCGACACCGACAGGCCGGTCGCCATGCCGAGCAGCTTGGCCTTGTCCATCTTGTCGGCCGTGCCGTCGAGCAGGTGGCCGGCCGATGACATTTCCTCTACCGGGAACTGCGATTTCACCCAGTAGGACGCCATCGCGGCGATCTGTTTGACCATGTTCTCGCCCGGCTGGTAGATGCTGTGGCCGGAAAAATCCTGGTTGTTGGCGATATCGGCAAGCGGTTTTACAAAAGTGCTCATCTTGTTGTGCAGCAGGTGCAACGCGCTGCCAGGGCTCGAATACTGTTTCAGTTCCTCGCCGACCTTGCCGACCGGCAGGCGCGCATAGTAGGAGTTGCCGTGCTCGTCGACGCCGATTCGCACGCGGTCTTCCTTGCCGTGCGGGTTGTCGGCCGTCTGCGACAGCGAGGCCAGCGAGTCGATCGGGTGGCCGATCACTGACAGCGGATCGTTCTTGCCCTTGATGCCGAGCTTTTTCAGGCGCTCCTTGAAATCGTCGCTGATCTGGTTCCAGCCTTGCCCCTGCACCAGCGCCTGCGTCATCGAGGCGATCGTCGTCATGGCGCCAATGTCGAGCGCGAGCACCATCGCCGCCTTGGCGCGCGCGCTGCGCTGGGCGGTGGCGAGCGCCTGGTCGCCGGCCCGCGACGCCGCCACCTCGTCGCGCCCGAGCTGGCGCTGTACGGCGGTGGCATGGATCTTGATCTGCGCCTGGACGTCGCCCGGCAGGCCGTGGATCAGGTCCTTGTAGGCGCCGAGGTTGGTCATGGTGAACGATTTCGAAAACAGAGACAGGTTCAGCAGCATGTGCGCGCCCTCGCTCATCGCCTCCTTCGGGATCATGCCGGCGTAGCGGTTGGCGAAGTGGGTGGCGATGCGGTTCGCGGTGTACTGGTCGATCCCCTTGTCCATCAGGCTCGCGCGCATCATCACCGCCATGCCGGCCTGCATGTCGGCCACGCGGTCCCACAGCAGTTTTTCATGCCAGACTTCACCGGCCTTGTCGACCGCCTTTCTCCCCATCTCGCCCGCCTTCGGGCTGGCCATGTCGAGCACCGCGCCGACTGCCTTGGCGGCCATGCTGCGCCCGGGCGCGATGCCGTTGGCGATCGCCGGGATGTCCGGGTTCATGCCGCGGCCCGATACCGGCACCATGCCGGCGCCGACCAGTTCGCTCATCAGGGCATGGTCGTTGCGCGCGTTGTTGCCGACGAAATACGCATGCAGGCCGAGGCTGCCGGCGTTTTTCAGGTTGTTGCGCCATCCCATGGTCGAGATCATGGTCGGCATCGCCTTGCCCCAGATAACCAGGTTGTGCGTCAGCGGCGAGATCATGATCATCGACGTGACCGCGCCTTTCAGTTCCATCATCGACTGGTAGACCTTGTTCGGCTCGCTGGTGAACACCGCCTTCAACGGGCCGGCAAAGTCTTTTCGGACGTACAGGGGCGATGACTGCATCACCGGCTTGCCCGTCTCGTCCATCACCGGGCGCAGGTGCAGCACCTGGCCGTCAGCGCCGACCTTGTAGGAAGCGAGCTTGTCGCCGTTCTTGTAGACGCCGTCCGGTTTGATCTCGTACTTCGGCGAACTGAGCTTGTCCATGTCGGCCGGCAGCCAGTCGGCCTTCGGGCGCCACTGTTTCAGCGCCGGGTGGTCGATCGTGACGAAGTTCGGGCCGCCGTTGTCGGAGATCAGGTCGTCGCCCACTACTTTACCGTGCGCCTTGACCTGGTTGACCAGCGTGCGCCCGGCAATCGCCCGCTCGAGCTGCGCCATCGCCAGCGGCATCACGCGGATGTTTTTCACGTACGCCGCGCTGTCGCCCAGTTTTTCCTTCAATGCCGCTTCCGATTCGTCCGTCGTCTCGTAGGCGCGGTGCTTCATCGACTTGGCGGTGGTAGACAGGTTGCGCGCTTCCTTGGAAAACTCGCCGTTCGGCGCCGTGACGCCCTCGGCCGTGCCGTCGGCAACGATGTGCGCAGCCATGCGCGGGGTCCAGTAGGCCACACCCTCACCATCGACCATGCCGGCGTCCTGCGCCTTCTTCCACAGCGCCTCGCCGTACTGGTGCAGCACCTCGACCGTCTCGCGCTGGTCGGCCGGCAGGGAATTCAGGCCTTCGGTATCCGACGTCTTGCCGCTCCTGCGCAGGTCGTTCTCGGCGTCGGCCGCCTTCCACATCGCCTCCAGCTGCTCGGTGCTGTAGTTGTCTTTTAGTATTTTGTCGAACGCGCCCCACTGCGCCGTGGCCTTACGGGTGTCGTTGGCGAAATCCTTGGCGATCTTCATCGCGTGCGGATCGCCAGCCGCCATCGGCATGACCGCCATCTTGACGTTGAACGCCGCCGATTTGATGGCGTCGACCGGCGTTTTCAGCACGCGCGCGAGGCTTGCACGGGCCGCCTCGATGCGCCCGGGGTCATCGGCTGGCGCATCCGGCGCGCCGCCGGCGATGTCGTGCGCCGTAAAGTCGTCCGGCATCATCTTGACCGCATCGTCGTGGTAGATGACATAGTTGAACGATTTGTCGTCGGCGCCGCGGCTCATGGCGTCGGCGTACTTGGCACCCGGGATGCCGTATTTGGCCAGCAGTTCGGATGCCGCCTTGTCGCCCCCCACCTGTTTCGACAGGTAGTTGTAGGCCCAGGTGCCGGTCTGCCAGGCCTCCGGATTGTTGACGGCGCGCGTCAGCTGCATCCTCGGGCTCTCGCCGCGCGCCACGCGCACACGGTCGATCTCGCCGACGTCCGACAGGGTGGCCGCGATCTCTTTCAGCTTGGCCTTGACGTCGGCCGGCTGCGTGCGCAGCGAGTCGTCCAGGTGCAGCAGCTGGTGGTCTTCCGGCACGTCGACCTTGTACATCTTGCCCTTGCCGCCCTCGGCCAGCGCGTTGCGGTAGAACTCGGCGACCTTCTTCTCGCCGGCGAAATACATGCCGTGGCCGTAAGCCTGCGCGCCTTCGCCGCTGCCCATGTGCTCGAGCGTGAACTTGTCGAACTCGTGCGGGCTGCCGTGGTAGGCCACCTGGTTCGCCACCGGCAACTGCCCCAGCATCGATTTCGACTGGCGCTCGCCGGTGCTGTTCAGCACGTCGTTCAGGCCTTTCAGGATCGGAGAATCAGACTTCATGCCCAGTGCGCCCTTGACGTGCTGCACCATCTCGGTCAGCCACTGCTTGGCCCTGGCGACCCAGTTGCCGGTGGCACCTTCGAAGCGGCCGGCCATGATGCGCGTCGCGTTCACCGCCCAGAACTCGGAGGCGTTCACCAGCTGGTAGTGCTTGTCGTACTGCAATTCACCCTTGCGGAAGGCCTGCACGGTGCGCTCGAACGCCGCCTTGTCGCCAGCGCCGCCCGCCATCAGGTCGTCCAGCCGCGCGCGCGTGGCCGGGTCGGCTTTCGTCCAGGCGTCGGAAAATGCACGCAGCCACGCCTTCTGAATCCCTTTTTGAATGGCCGCCGGCATCATGCGCTCGGTGTGGTGCAGCATCTCGTGCACTGCAGTGCCGGAATTGGTGCCGTTTTTCAGCAGCGTCATGATGCGTTCGGCCGAACCGTACGAACCGGCGCTGCCGTGCGCGGTCTTCGATTTCAGGCTGATGGCGAGGTCGGTAGCCAGAGCCGGCGACTTGCGCAACGCCCACAGCGCAAAATCGACCGTATCGCCATCGAGTTCACCCTGGCGCCTGGCGCGCATCAGCCGTTCCTCGACCCAGTCCGGGCCGCGCTTCTTGTCGACTGCCTTGGCGTTTTCGCGCGCCTCGTTGCGTTCGCCGATCTTGCCGATCAGTTCGTCGACCTTGAGGCGGTAGGCTT